AGCTTTTGTATTCCTTTATATGTATTCCTTTATATTTCTGTGCTTTCGTACATTACTTATCCGATGCTCTCTGATTAAAAAAATAACTATTCAGTCCTTGTCATGAGCTCTGAATAGTTATTTCGAGTGGAAGCAAGGGGGCTCGAACCCCACTCTATTCCTCTTACTTTCCGCATATTTACTGGCTTTCTAGGTGTTTTTTGTTGATTACTTTTGACTACTTTCGCAAAAATAGTAGTCAAATCACCTTGCCTGTAAATCTGGTATGCTACTCAAAATAGACGATTTCTTTTCAATGGTTTTCCTGTTCCTATGATAGTGTATTTCTGATGTCATGATATCTGTATGCCCCATCTGATCCATGACAAGTCTCTTATCCACATTGTTATCCATAAGAATAGTTCCATATGTCTTTCTTACTTTGTGCGGTGGCTTTGGATAAATTTTCAATTTCCTGCAAAGCCTTTTTTGCCTTTGCCTAACCGCCTGTGCAGTAACCCTGATATTATTTTTGGTAAAAATGTAATCTCCAAATGGATTCATGTACTTTATTTTATCGCAAATCCATACATAATCATTCGGTATAATTGCTGTTCTGATTCCTGCTTTGGTTTTGGGATACTCTTTTACTTCAACAACATTGTTTCCGCTTTCGTCTTTATACTTCGTTTCTGTCCTGCGAACGTTAAAAGTATTATCAGAAAAATCGGAATGTCTTAATGTTACAACTTCTCCGATACGTACACCAGTTAAAAACATAAGCAATATAGCAACATTAGAAGTATCAAGGTGGCTGACAAGATACTTAATCATTACATCAGTTTCATATTCGTCGAATACTTCTTCATAGTCTTCCTTTATTACTTTTTTAAAATCACTATCAGATACGTCAAGATTCTCAAAAAGTTCTACAATATTAAAATCAATAAGTTTACGTTTTTTCGCCCGTTTAAGGAAGGTTCTTGTAATTCCTTTTAGACCGGAAAAAGATTTAGGTGTCAACTCTTTATCGGCAATTTCTTCCTCTAAAAAATCCCCCCATTCATCTTCTGATATTGATTTTATTCTTCGCTTACCCAACTCTCCATAGTGTCTTAGAAAATATCTCTCATCTCTGTCGTATGTTGCTTTACATATCTTTTTAAGAGACAATCTCCGGTCTTCACATTCGTAAAACACTTCTGTAACTGTTGGATTTTGCTCTTTTTGGTAGTAAAACTCAATAACTTCTTCTTTGAGATCTTCCTCGCTTTTCTTTTTTACAAGTCTCCTTCCTTTTTCCTCATCCGGCAAATAAGTTCTCCAGTATCCGTCTTTTCCTTTGTTGATTGCGTATAGATGTTTCTTTAGATACTCCTCTTTCTTTTTCATTTCAATGCTTTTTTGCAAAGATTCCGTGTCAATCATACCATTGCTAACGGCATATTGCAATATTTCCATATTAGAAAGTTCCAAATCTATCACCTTCTAACCGCTTAAGTTTATTTTTTATAGACCTCACTCTTCTTTCTACAGTAGTTACAGAAATGGAATGTCTAAAGGATATTTCTTTTTGAGAAATTCCTTTAGACAAATCCCAAAACACTTTCTCTTCCTCTTCCGTGAAATTGGCGTTCCGGAAGATTTCTTCAAGTTCTGGCTTAGTCAGTTTTGACAACTTCATAAGCCAGTCTCCTTTTCTAAATTTCAGTTTTATTGTGTAATAATACGTAGTATTACACATATTTACCCAACAAAAAAACCACCGACCGATTATGGTTAGTGGTTATAATCTGCATTGTTAATAGTTATCAATGCTTTTTCAAGTTCCTTTGCTTCTTCATACCTTCTTTCATTGCAAAGCCGCTCGATTTTGGCTCTTACAACGATTCCGACTGTCTTAAATGCTTCTTCCGCTTCTTTTCCAGCAGACACTGAAAAAGGATGCCCGTAAGTCTCAATCGTCTGCGTAAATTCTCTATCCATGCATTCGCACCTCCCTGATATTGAGAATACTATACCACCAACCATATTCAGTTTTCAAGGTTCTCTGGCTCTATGCCGATAAATAATTGTCCAGCGCCTGCCGGACCGCCCAGGAGATAGGTCTGTCCTGCTGGTGACAGTAAGCTACCAGTTTCTCATACTGCTCCGGATCCATGCTGATATTCTCCCGGATGTTCTTCCGGATGTTCTTCTTACCTTCTTTCTTCGGTCTCGCCATACATATCTACTTTCTGTCACACAAATTTTCCGATTTTTCAGTTAACTTAACCAGCATATCAGCCTTAATCAAATCATATATAATATCTAGTGAATCTCTATAATCTTTGTATTTGCAATTTGGATTTTTATGTATTCGTGGATCATCGTCTTTCCAATCATTAACACAAAAAAAGACGATTACTTACGAAAAGCATTTTGCACCCTCTGGCAACGCACAAATAATAACATTCGCTTTTTCCTGCTATTCCTTTACAACGCTTAAATCCGTACTTTTCAAATTCTTTTGCTTCACAATTTGTTTTTAACATTTCATACCTCCACTAAATCCTAATATTTCAGTTTAACTGCCTAATATTATCCTCAATAAATCCTTTCAGAGTAGAAAAACCTTTATTTTCTTCAATTCCTTTTCTTTTCAACTCTGCCTTTATAGTATCCATTTCCTCTTTTACTGACTGATATGCCAGTAACATTCCTTTTTTCATTTCATCATTCATTTTTTCTACCTCCACTAGATCCTAAATAATTTTCTAAAGATATTCTTTTTTGGCTTAATCACCTCGAAACACTTTTCTTTCCAGTCAAAAACATAATCCAAGTTGTATGAGCTGAAGCCAATATTGTAATACCGTTTTCCTACCTCTCTGTATTTTATTTCAAAATAAGGTTTTTCTTTTTTTCCAGTGACAATTATTTCAATTTCACTCACTTTAATTTTTCCCATATTCCGCTCCTTTGATAAATCCTAATTTAACTTATTTAAAACAACTCAAATAGAAACTCAAATTTTTTAGTTCCTGGTTTCACTTCCTACGCAAACCGGAGTTGCCCGGTCTGCTCTGCTTCTATTCTCATGTTCGGTGTACGCTCTCCTATTCGGAGATCACTGCAGTTTGCAGATACCAGTGCTTCTGCCATAACCGGCACTACGCTGTTACCTATCCTTGCCACTCGCTCCACAATAGGATATGTTTTTCCTGCAATATCCCTATCAATGATATAATCCTCGGGAAATCCCTGCATCAGCTTCAATTCTTCCGGCTTCAGCATCCGCAGAAAAATGTCTTTTATAACATATTGCTCTCCGTCAATCTCAATCAGAACATTCACCAGTCCGAACCGATCCTTTGTGGTAATGGTTCCCAGTGGCTTATCCAATGTCTGACCACAACCGGTTCCGTAATATTTGACCATAAACGCAGATACAAGTCCGAAATGTCCAGGGGAAGTGGTGATCGTATGCAGTGGCTCGTCACACCCCTGCCCGATCCCGGTCTTATAAAACTTTGTGACAAATGCGGTTACCAATCCGTACCGGTTGCTGGTATCAATAGTCTTGATAGGATCCGTAAGGAACTGTCCCCGGGAATCCCCCTGCCTGGTTTCACCGTGATACTGGATGATAAATGCCAGTGCATCCTTACTTTTGACGATATACGGATGTGGATTATCAATAATATACTTCCTCACACCATTACCGATTCTGTCCATTGTAGCCGCCGCCAGTGGCTTCTTACGCTCAAATATGGATGTTCCAAGATCAGACCAGTCAATATAGTCACCGCATTCTTTCCATTTCGGTAGTAGTATCCCATCTTTACTGTATGTAGGTGCTGGCCAGACGATTTTATTTCCATCTCGCCGGAAGATTGCATACCATCTTTTCCGTGTCGTAGGTGCCCCATAATCCGCAGCCACAAGTTCCCGACTATCGAAATCATATCCAAGAGAGGTCATTGCTGTAATAAACTTACGGTAGTCCTCTCCCCTGCGTTCCGGTATCGGGTGACCGTCTGCATCCAGCGGACCCCACTGTTGTATCTCTTCAACATTCTCCATTATGATTACATCTGGCAGTAGCACTTTTGCGTGCTTGTACACCGCCCAGGGAAGTATCCGCAATCCTTTTTTGCGTGGTTGCCCGCCCTTTGCTTTGCTATGGCTCGTGCAGTCAGGCGATGCCCACATGAGAGCCACATGGCGATCTCCAACATACTTTTGCAGATCTACCTTAAAAATATCCTCTGTCAGGTGCAATGTGTCAGGGTGGTTTACCATGTGCATCCGTATAGCCTGCGGATCATGGTTTACGGCAATGTCAACAGATCTTCCAAGTGCCATTTCTATTCCTACGCTTGCGCCGCCACCACCGGCAAAGCAGTCAATGATAATGTTATTTTTCATGGCATCACCTCCGGCATAAAATCAGATAATCGCATTTGTGCCATTTCTGCATCTAATCTCTTTTTGGACAAATCATAATAATGTTTGTCCAGTTCAAAGCCAACATATGGATGGTTGGTTCTGTAGCAGGCTATCAAGCTGCTGGCACTGCCTACATGAGTGTCCAAGATAATGTCTCCGGGCTTTGCATAGCGGTTCAGAAGCCATTCATATAGTGCCACTGGCTTTTGTGTAGGGTGGATACGGTTTTCTTTGTGTTTCATATTTTGCTGAAGCATTCCGTTCCACCTATATTTAATCTTCCTTACTGCAGTACTGAACGAAGTCCATGCAAGTTCACAATCAGCAAAATCAGTATTTCCATTATCTTTATCCCAAACAATCCAACAACTACTATCAAACGGCATTTTGCTTATAAAATGATTTGCCCCAAAAATAATCTGATTTTTTGACACTCTAAACAGTTCATCGAAATATTTTTCGTTTGGTGGATTTATATCCATTCCGCTAAAACTCTTGTAATCCTTTGCTTTTGTCAGATTACTTCTTGTATGGTTTTTATCCCCATTTTCTCCAATCCCATACGGTGGATCCACAATCGCAAGGTCAAAGTAACCATCCGGGAACTCTTTCATCCCATCCATGCAATCCATGTTGTAATATCCAAAATCCATTACGGCTCCTTTCTCTTATTTCTGTGCTAAATAGCACATGATTCCACAATCCGGGAATATCAGTATCTTATATTCATATTCCCATGTTCGTTAATCCAATCAATAGCTTCACGATATGTAACCCCATTGTTTTCAATAACATACAACAGTTTATACATTCCTGGATGAGTTTCCTTTAGCCGTTCAAAGCGTCCTTCTCCCGGCTTTTCAAGATGACACCCGAAACCACACAACACGCATCCGGTTCTACTGCATCCAGTAGTCTTAAGCGGTCTGTTTCCGGTTTCAAACAATCCATAATCAGCAGATAACTCAGACAAGTCCATTTGACCATCAACACTTCCCTCTGCATCATAATCAATAACCACATCACCGTATACGGAGCATATAGGAAGATTGTTGATTTTGATATATAAAAGCACATCTTGTTCTGTCCAAAAAGACATGGGATTACTTGTTGGTATTTTTAAATTGAATCCATTGCAACCGTTTTGTAGCCATTTCTGCGTACGTAATTTGCTTTCGCTCGCCATAGTGGCTGTTATAGGATTTCTTCCAGTTTTTCTATGGTATTCGTGCAATGGTTTTTTCTTCATTACGGTGCAACATTTGTTTGAAATATCAAATGGAGATTCAAGCATAAATTTGTATTTTTCTTGCGAAAAACTGCTTTTTTCTTCTCTAGTGGGATTCTCCTTTATCGGATTTTCTTTGTCGGTTGTAAGCATCCCTATCATTATTGCAAGCCTTCGATTGCTTCCTCCTGCTTTCGACTTCAGCCGGCTGTTTAGTAAATTCGCCAGTTTCTCTGATTCAATGATGCTTTTTATCGTACCCCCTCTAATTGCTTTTAGGTGTTCTTCCAAAATTAATCCAGTGTTAGAGGGGGCATCCGAAAATTTACTGTATTTTCCTGTCCCTGTGATTTTTTCGTAGAAATATTTATAATGCGGTTGCTGTCTGTCTGTCTGTCTGTCTGTCTGTCTGTCTGTCAAATTCTATTTGACCGATAATCTCTGTCAAGTATTTTTTTGCACCATACACACTTTCAGATACTTCTTTGCTAATCAGAGGAAATCCATATTTTTTGCAAACTTCACTGAAAGATATTTTAGGTTTTAAAATCACAATATTATCAAAAGTCATGGCAAATTGCTTTAATTCTGGATATTGCGTTGGGACATCTGCAAAAACAAAGGGAATATTTTTGTATCCGCAGACTTTTCTAATTATATGTCCTAAAACAGTACTATCTTTTCCTGCACTAAAAGAGAGATATACACCGTCTTCACCATACTTGTCTACAAACTGGTCGATTCTATACTTTGTCATACGTATCTTTGCAGACAACGGCATGGCTTGCATTTGGTATAAATCAGATAATGTATGCTTATTTCCCATGTTCTCCGGTGTGATGTTTCTCCCAATCATAGATTTGCAGATTTCTACTGATTTCCGGCATTCCTCCACCGTACCTATCTGCCGGTACTGCTGAACTTCTTCCAGTGCCTTGATTGCCATCTCGTAACCTTGGATTTCGTTTTTTCTCTCGTAATTCTGTATACACATTTTGGCTAAATCAATAGATGTCTCAAGTTCTTTGATTGCTTCATTCTCCGTCATATCCACTCCTCCTTAACTCCATTTAAAATCCTCACAAGGTCTCATTCTCCGCTGATTCTTACCCCTTTTATTGCATATTCCCCAACCACCGTAATGACAATCTTCGCAGGTAATCGGATATTGATTTAAATTTTCCTCAATACATTTCTTGCACTGGTAAGAATTTTGATTATACACATACCGGCAATTACGATTCTTGCGTTTGCATGTCTCCATATTTCTCCTCCAACAGTTCCGGATTGTCAAATACGTTTCCGACAACCTCATAAATACAATCACTGCTTATACGTGGCTTCGATAATCCGTACTCATTACTTGTCCGATAAAATTCAGCATAATTTTCATCCCAAAGTACAGTGCCAGTGCAATAATTTTCTGGATGTGCTCCATCATTGTAATGTTTAACAATATCATTCTCCCAAATCACCTTGCCGTTCTTATCCTTAAGACCTGTACACTGGCAGATGGTAGATTGATCGACCTCAACCTGTATTTTTTCAACAGGTGTCCCTAGGCTCAAATCTGCTCCTAATGGAATAATGAAATGGTGTGTGTGCCTACCATCAGTATGCGTCATGCAAAAATAAAATCCTTCTACCCATTCACCGTTATCCGTCCGCTTGCCGCGACATAAATGTCTATTTTCCATTAACCCACCTCCTAGCTGAATGATGCTTCTGGCTGTTTTACCGGCTGAATATAATCATCATCATATTCCTTATCAATAATGATGGCTGTTCCGGCTCTGGATAATCTCAAAAGTAAAACCTCAAATTCACTCAAGTTTCTAAGTGACGAAATCGTCAAATCCTTATAGGCAGAAAGTGTATATGGTTCTTCTTTGCCGCTATCCCATATCCACTTTGACACAGGAATTTCTACATTCAACTTTTCGTCATGCTCGTTTTCAAATGTGATAACTGCTCTTTGCATACTGCTCCATGATGGCTTATCTTCCAGTTCAAACCGCATCTCGGCACACACAAATTCATAAGAAATGCCATCATCGTAATTAATGTCTAAACCGTCTGTGTCGATATCCTTTTCACATTGTTTTATCCATGCTTTGAATAAATCCGTGAGCTTAATTTCTTTCTGTGTCGGTTTTATCATAAGATCCTTAAAATTCTCCAAAATCTTTCGATTACCCATACAGAAGTCTGAATTAACAATCTCTGTTAAAACAGAATCCAGTTTAGGAAGATACTCTGAGAAATCATATCTCTCAATATATGGGATCATAACTTCTTCTACCTTTTCCTCAATGGTTTTCTTTACGTTTCCCCAGCGAAAAGCATTTTCGATTGCATCTCCCACTGCATTCATGAATTTTTCTTTGACAATTTCGCTTACTTCATCCGAAGATAAACTTTCCTGTGCTATTTTTAATAATTCCTCTTTCATTGCTTTTTCCTCCACTAGATTTTTCTATATTTCCGTTAATTCATTGTATATTTCGTCTGCAAGTTCTTCCTCACTTTCCAGGTACGGTTCCGGCAGTGGCATCCAAGCGGTAACATCGTATCTATCTTTCATATTGTCCGTCCACCACCCGTCATGTGTAAAATATAATGTGGTCGGTCTGTTTGCCCCCTTGATCATCACTATAAATTCCGCAGCATACTTGTTTCTTCGATATGATTTTATAAATTCATCTTCATTCGGCAGTCTCTCGCTTACCGGAATCCACACCGGATAATTCTGTAAGGCGGTGATTGCCATCTGCAATGCATCACATCTTTTATCAGCATCAAGTGTGCAAAGGATATTTGCCGTATCACAACACTGACTATGGATATCATTTAATAATTTGATAGCTTCTTCTCTCTTCATTACGCACCTTCCATTTCTGCCAGTTTGGCTTCGGCTTCCTCTTGTGTGAAGAATACCGTTTTACCAAAATCGCATTCTCTAAAATATGCTCCTATAAAATGATTTGTTACCTTAGAGTAAATTCTATATTGTTCTCCGCTTTCATAAAATGATACACTAGAAACATAAGCTTCATAGACTTCGTCTTTCATGTTCTCATCATATTCAATATCATCAAACACATTAAATGGAGAAGTGACTACATAAACTGTATCTCCCACCTTGCACGGCAACCGCAAGAGTAATCCCTGCCCCTCGGCATCCTCATAGGCGGACAACTTCTCCATTGCGCAATATCCTTCTTCACAGTTGGAATAGTTGTCATTCGGTTTCTCGCCAAAGCATTGATAGAATGTTCTCAATGCGTTTTCACTGTAATTCTCTTTAACCAAAATTCCATCAGTAGTTCTCTCTGTCAGTCTCTCCATCCTTGCTCCTTTCCATCATTCCATATTTGATTCTTTTCCGCTCATTCATGTTGTCCAACCGGCAACCGTTTTTCTTCTCCCATTCTTCACGCTCACGCTTGCGCTCTTCCTCGTATCTGCGCTTTTCTTCTGCTTTCGGCTTCGTCCAGTCAATCTTCTGTCCACATTTCGCACAAAATGATGTTTCTCCTTGTATGTGCCATTTTCCAAAACCGCTATACAGTTCTCCGACAAAATATCCGCATTGAGGGCAACACCACTCCGTGATAGTCTTGCTTACAAACTCTCCGTGCCCGTCAGAGTGCAATTCGTGATGTAAACCTGTTGTCGTTTCAAGGATAGGCTCTGCACCATTATCACGGTCAAATACCTTGATCTCATGCTCTGCATCAATCACTTTGTCAATGGTTTTGCAATCATCAATAGTCCAGTTTGAACCATAATGTAATAAATACCACCGGATGTGTTTTTTCAATTCGTCTGCGTCAATGTACCTTGCCATCTTTATTGCTCCTTTCCGCAATCCTCGGCTTGCTCTCCATCACTGGATAGCTGCAGTCATACGGCTTCGTGCGTCCGATTCTAATAGCATCAGCAACCGGATGTGTAGCCATGTAGAGTAAGTCACCGTTCTGAAAGTTTCCTGTTCCCTCTCTCATACAGCTACACTCATTTTTCCGTATGTACTTGCGATTCTGTATACATTGCAAATTTCTCTGTAATATATTTCCTGTGCATGGATATGAGCATCCACACGGTCAAGTTCCGTCTCACACCACTTTGCAAATTCTTCTGTTGACATTTCTGTTTCTAAATCCTCAAAATGTTCTCTGTTGTCAATGATAAAACACACCATGTCAACCGGGATGTGGTTCAAATCCGCAAGAATCTGAATCTGTTTGTCCTTGTCCTCTGCTTTTTCGTAATTCGCCAACAATTCATAACCTGTCATCTGCATTTATATCACCTCTTATCAAGTTTGATTTCTTTGTCGTAGCAACTCTTCTTTGGATTTCCCTCTACTGGGGAAACCATCTTTTTAGGGTCTGTAGTGTATGATCCGTTTAGTTTCACACCTATTTTGCTTTTTTCATCCACATAGCATGACGGTTTGTAACGATCCGGTGGAATGTAGTTGTGAATGCGCCAGTGTTTTACAAGCATAACACCACTATCGAAAGATAAAAGGAATCTATTGTCTATCAATGCTTTCAAATCATCATCAGAAGCACCGCACATCCTTATGATTTTCCGTGGGTTGTTCACAAATCCGTCATCGTCAGCGTTCATACAGATATGGAAATAAAGCATTTGAGCCGTAGCAGGAATATCCAAAAAAGCATCACTCTCAATTATTTTTGCGCTGAACATTCGTTTTTCTGCCATTTAGAACTCCTTACTCAAAAATAGGCTTCTCAATATAGATCCCGGTGTTTTCCACCAGTTCTCTCCACAAGTACATGAAATCCTTTCCGTTGCACTTGTCTCCGGCTTTGTCCATGTGGTCAGAAAACTTATCCTTGAAATTCGTCAGCTTCTTCTTACCGAATCCATCTTCCATGAGAATTACCATTCCATATAGGATGTACCTTGTGGACAACTCATTGATAAGATTGTTACATCTGACCTGTTCCTGGATGCATTTCTGCGCTACCGCCGACTTGTAATGTGGATAATCAGCTTCGGTAAATTCCTTGTACTCAATCGTCCAGTCTGCAAAATCGTTAAGCTTGCTCTGTAACTCCGTATAAGGCTCATTCTCGTACTTTTCGTTGTACTCTGTGAATTTACCGCAGAAGTCGGAAAGTCTCGTCTGTGAGTACTTATAGTCTTTCCACAAGGTATAGCAGAACAGTGTCAGTATTCCGGTGAATGGACTTCTCTCTGCAGACTGCTTCAAAAGTTCTGTCTGCCGCATGATTTTCAAAATTTCCTGCGGATTGTCATATCGTTTTGGCATTTTTTGTATCACCTCCAAGTTCTGTGATTTTCAAGTTCTTTCAGTGGCACATCCGCAGCATTCATCTTCGTATTTCACCATTTTCTGAAAAACTCCTTTAATTTATTGCAGACTTGCTGAAATCTATACTTAAACAAGTACTCTTTAAAAGATCTAGTTCCATATTGATAGCAAAGATACATAATTTGTTTTTGAGTAGAAAGAGATTCATAAAACTCCTTGTCAGTTTCTTCAACGTATTGTAAAAGTACTTCATAGTCTGTTTTATTCATTACTTTTACCATCCTTTTCTCCATGCAAAAGTTCCATAAACCGAACAAATTGTCTTTGCGAAACGGAATTGTTCTGCTTCTCAGGCTTCAAACTGATGACCAGATGCTTGTCTGCAATGTTCGCCAGTTCCCTTGCAAGGTTGATTCTGCCTTGTGCCAGTCCATCACGGTAACCTTTTCCCGGTCTATACTCTGCGATCTGCTTCTTTCCATCACCTTGACCACCGGCTGTCTTGTTGCGAAGTTGGTAACCCTCGTCTGCATAACGTTTAATCCAGTACTGCTCCCACTTGTCCAGTTCTTCTACCGGATAATTTAGGAATCCGATTTTCCAACCGTATATATTTTCCACAGAATATAATCCGTGACTTTTAAGAGATAAATCAATGTGTTGGTATCCGTTAAGATGCCCTGCCAGTCTTTGTAGTAGGTGTACCGCCTGTCCCACATACGCAAAACGAAAACCATCCTCGTCTGTTCTTGTCAGAAAGTAAATTCCACTTCCATCGTCCACGTGTGGATTAACCGCCAGTATTCTTTCACGATTCTTTCTCTCTATGGATTTTGCTTTTGCTATATTCTTCCAATCAGCCAACCACATCACCGCCTTTCAAATGGAATCAAATATCCGTCCGGCAAGGCATTTATAATATTTCTCAATGCCCCATATCCTGTCTTTTGCATATTGACTAAAGCATTGTTTTTACAGGTATTCAGTTCGGATATGTTAGAATCAATGCTCTGCATTATTTCACTTCTTAATTGTGGTGTAAGTGGTCTATAAAATGTGTCAGACATTCGCACCTCCATTTCTGTAATTTTCCAGTCTTTCAATCATGGTCTCTCTGCTAATATCTCCGCTCTCATGCCACTCTACCGCATGAAAAACATCGTTAAGATTCTCACTCAAAACCTCAATTCTGATGCTTGCCGACTGGATGTACTCAATCAACCGCTGTGTATCTCGTGCTATGTCCTCATAACCGTACTCCTGCAAGTGCTGAACCATGCTTTCAAGGTTTGCAATGCTTGAACTGTTCATTATTTCTGGCACGTCTTTGTAGCACAAATAATCAAAACTTCCACCACTCATACACAATTCTCCTTTTCATACTTCACCGCCTTGCTATAAAATGTTTTCGCACACATACCGCAATTCTTAGAAGCTTCTTCTATTGAAATTTCCGCACTTCTCCAACTTTCACGCATTTGATTAAAATTCTCCGGCAGTGGGATTGCCGGTCTTCCAAACTTCACACCTCTTGCTTTTGCCGCCGCAATTCCCTCTGCCTGTCTCTGCCGAATATTGGTTCTCTCATTCTCTGCCACAAAGGAAAGCACCTGCAATACAATGTCACTCAGGAATGTACCCATAAGATCTTTCCCTCGTCTTGTATCAAGTAAAGGCATATCCAACACGACAATATCAGCTTCACGGAAGCGTGTAATCCTGCGCCATTCCTGTATGATTTCATCATAATTCCTTCCCATTCGGTCAATACTTTTTATATACAGCACATCTCCCTTTTTCAGCTTGCGATACAAAGTTTTATATCTTGGTCTATTGAAATCCTTGCCCGATTGTTTATCCATGAAAATATTGCTGTCTTCAATGCCATGCTCATGCAATGCGTCAAGTTGTCTGGCTTCGTTCTGTTCTTTTGAAGATACTCTGATGTAGCCATATTCACTCAAAACGGACACTCCTTTCCATTCTGTAAAATCCATTCCTTGCCTGCTGCCGCATAGTCCACATTCGCCAATGGAGCAATCTTTTTTATCTCTGTGACACATTCATCAGCATCGGTTGTATCACCGCCCAAATGGCACAATATGACGTTCTGCAGGGCATATGATTTGTTCGATTCTACAATTCCTTTGCAAGTCTCCAGTTCGCAGTGACCTTTGACCTTATGAGCGTAATTCGGTGCATCCATGTCAACATATTTCTTCTGATAGTTGCACTCGATCAGCATATGGTCTAACCGCTGTTTTTTGAACACATAAGGGCAATATTCAAGGTCTGTAAGATACAGAAGTTTCTGACCGTCAACCATAATCAAAAATCCGTAGTTCTCTGTGCTGTTGTGTGGCACTTGAAAGCAGAATATGTGGAATTTTCCAATCTGTCTTTCACGTTCTGAATGGTCTGACTGAGGTTGCCACACCTTTATTCCAATGTGTTCAAGGTCTGATACAGATAAACTATGGTCTCCTAACCATGCTCATGAGAAACTATGCAACCTACTATTCCGCACACATTCCAGTCGCACATACGCTTTATATCCATGATTTTCATTCCTGCATCAATAAGAAGAATTTCACCATTAGAAATCAATGCGTATGAGTTGCCAGAACTTCCCGAACCGCAACATTTCAATTTGAGCATTTCATCACCTCACTTTCATTACCAAACCTCCAAACATATCCACCAGCCTGTTTTCTTATTGCTCCTTTTTCATTAAAAGTTTCTTTATTGGCAACTTGCAAAATATTCCGGCTACAAACACCAGTGTATTTTTCTGCTATTTTGGCATTCGCATATTCTGCTACAAAATATCCGTCATCCGTATATTGCAAAACATGTTTATTCCCGTATATATTTTTAATATTCATATTTTCATATATTTCAGGATGCTTTGACATAGTAATATATAAATGCTCTTTTCTTGGTATTATTTCCAGATTCCACCATGCATTGTTTTGCTTATTTTCATCTTTGTGGTGTACATCAAAACCTTTTGGGACATCTCCAATAAATGCTTTTGCTACTTCTTGATGTACTCTAAGTGTTTTGCGCGTACCATCTTTCTCAGTTGTTCTGAACGAAAGATACCAACCTCTTTTGTTTTTAATGCTTAACATTTTTCCATTTTCTGAATGGTGAAAACTTTTCACATTTCCAAGGTTTGAAATCTGATATATTCCCTCATATCCTTTTATCCATTTCCATTCTTCTTCCAATTTTTTTCACCACCAATCATCAACCAGAAGTGTTTCACCGTTATCTGCCGTTAGAAGATAGCAGTTACCGGAAGAACCGGAGCCTAAACATTTAAGCTTCATTTTGTACCTCGATTTCATCATTGTTCGGAAACTGAAAACAGCCATATATATTAACAGAAGCTCCAACGTATTTTTTGTACTGTTCTCTAAGCATTTCCATAACTTTCTGTACTTTTTCTTTGGAACTGTATTCAGCCATTTTTGTTCCCATTGCTGTCGAAGAGTTGTGGCAATAAATAGCCGCATACTCAACATCTTCATGTTTTCCGACTGCCATGCTCAAAGAACTGATTTCATAAGGTACATCAATGATTCCATCCTGCGATATAATTCTCATGGTGTCCTCCTACTTAAAGCAATCCGGTGTCTCTGCGCTGGAAATGTCCGTCTCTGCGGTCTGCGGTACTTCCTCAAATGTTGCGTCAGGAAACTCGATAGTGTTTGCATTTGCCTGTACCTCTTCTGCCACAACTTTTTCCACATCAAGTTTCACATCGGAAACATCAGGAAATTCTTCCTGTGCATACAGACCTTGGAATTTATCCGGAAAAGCTTCTCTTAATGCCTGTACAACAGCAACTTTTCTTATCATTGTTGCAGGCTTTTTAGACCATTGACCGTTGATTGTTCCATCTTTTTTTCTTCCAACATATTCATCGAAAGATACTGACTGGTACTCCGGTGTCTCTCTTCCTTTGATAAACACTTTAGCCCAACCTCCTACAATAGATTCGTCCTTAAGGACAAATGATCCTTCTCTTTCTTCCACAGAACCGTCTTTCTTCTGAACAATAATTCCTGCTTTTTTTCCTGCATAATTCGGATTTGCATCGGCTCTTTTTGTAAAAACATCTTTTCCGGTAACAATCGTAGCAGGATCATTGTTTCCAAACTTAATGAGGTATGCTTCTTTCAAAAAAGGATTAAGATGCTGATATCTGCAAAGAGACATAAACATCATTACTTCCTGATCCGATACGTTTCCACCACCGCTTACAAGGTACTTTCTTACCGTTGTTGGGGAAATTTTTACAATTTCCCCATTTGATTCGTATTCCACAATTCCTGTGTTTTCCTGCTTCTTTTCGTCTGCCATACTGTAACCTACCTTTCTACTTTTTTGATGCCGTCAATTTTGATGATGAATACCTGGCTTGTCTTTGGATTCTGAATAAGCGCAAGGCGAAAATTATGCAGCCTGTCATGCTTCGCAATGTTCAAAACCTTTGCAACCATTCCGTCTTCAACAGAAACTCCATTAACAAAATTTTGCCTATAACTTCCAAGTCCACTCCATGTATCGTACGTTGAATAGCAACCACCGCTTCGTGTTACCTCTACCATGTCCCCGACATGGATTTCGCTGTCATTCTCTTCCGGTTTGTAGTTTTCAAGGACAACATACTCTTTGTGCCATAAACCAACATTTTTCTCAGATTTTTTGCAAATACATCCTAATGCCGTAACGTAATTTACTTTGAAAATATCTCCGTTTTTATAAGGAATCAAACAAGGCATCGCATAAACAATCTTGACGTACTCACCGACTTTAGCCTTTCTTTTCACCTCACGAACACCGTTATCAGGCTTCACATCTTCGCCCATCAACCGGTTAAAAGCCAACTTAACACCAGTACGGAAATCAAATTCATCAGCCGGATTGCATTTTGCTTCTGCTCTATCTCCAGTGGACTTGTCCAGCGCAACTACTTTATTGTCATTGCGGTAGATTACTATGGTTTCGTCCTTTATTATTTCTAATTGTTCTTCGCAAAAATACCAACAATGCTTTCCATAGTAAGTTTTACCACTTTCTGTATAGCCTCTTCCGTCATGCCCTTCATTCCAACCACCAAACTTTACAAGAACATTTTCATAATCTTTTGAAAAATCGACTACAATACCTTTTTTCTGATTTATTTTTTCAACTACTCTGTCTCCAACCTTAAATTTACGTTTTTCCATATTACAATCCCCACTTTCTGTCAAAATCTTCCATTGACTTTGTAACCTTTGCATTAAACACAACAGCAGAAATCACCATGATTGCATAGACAACAAATGCTAAAATCTCCGGCAGTAGTACAAGCCACCATGACCAGCTAATCACTCCAAGTAATTTCAGAACAATGAAAAGGATCGTTAAAACCTCTGTAAATCCCATGCTATTCTTCCTCGCTTTCCGGCTTAATCATAAAGCCACCCTGATGCACTGTCACATCAGCTTTGTAAATCTCCTTGATGCTTCTAGGCATCACATGGAATGTCACATCTGTATCAGCAATCTTGCCTTTGAATTTCAAGGCTCCACGGTCTGAAAGTCCCAGGTACACACCCACGCAACACTTGTCATCAAAATTGAATATAACGGTGTCACCGGCATTGATTGTTTCTCCGCTTGTTGTCAGAACAGAAATGACTGTCTCTTTCTTAATCTGCATTCTCCGCAGCTCCTTTCTTTATCTCATCACAAAATATCTTGGCAGAAATTTTCGCTCCAAAAAAAGAAAAAATTATACTCATGCCAGGATTCTTCGTAATAATAGAAGCAAGCGGCTCTTCTGACATTGTTTTTGCAGTTACCTTGCACATTTCATCAGCAGAAATCTCAATTTTTTTATCCATATCATAATCATTATTAGGCATTCTTCGCTTCCTCCACTTTCAAACTCGCATCATCACTTCTGCGGAACATAATCAACTGACTGTCAACATCAGGAATCTTCCAAGGGTCAAGGCTCTCGGTATCGTCAACCATGATAGGCAATTCCACACCACACCGCTTCTGAAACGCATTGCAAATGTCAATCTCCGTCAGAATCCTTGCTCCGTGGTTCATGTTCCGGCTGTAAGGCTCTCCACGGTATGTAAAGTCACAGCATTCTTCCGTGTCACCATTCACAAGAGGTCTGAACATCCGCACAGTGCAGAAAGAAAGATACTTGTTCACATCAGCTTCCAACAGTTCGTTCTTCTTCCGGCTGAATTTCTTTAACAGGTCAAGCTGTGCCTGCACATCTGTAATCTTCTGTGCAATGTTCTTCCGCTCCTGTTCCAGTTCTGTGATACGCCTATCCACACTCTCGTTAATGCTTACACTCGCCAAAGACTTATCAACCACAGAAATATCATTGCGGATCTGCTCTTCATCACCTTTTAACTGGATTCTGAGAAGATTCATGTCAGTGAATTTGTTCATGGAAGCTTCTTTCTCAGCAATCTGTGACTGGATAGCTTTGTATTCTTCTGTGTTGGAAATATCCACGCTTGCCGGAATGGAATTTAATGCATTATCGGCAATGGCAATCTCTTTTTCCAACCGCTCCACTTCATCCTCTGTCTTTTTCAGTTCCTCACGCTTATGTTCCAGTTCTGCCTGATCCGCTTTGATATGGTCAGCACAGGAAGAACCCTCTTTGGTAATCAGTTCCAATTCATGTGCCTTGTGTACATCAAATTCCGTTCTTAACTGCTCTTTCTTCTCTTCCGGATATTCCTGTCCACAGTAGGAGCAAATCAGAGAGTTTTCATCAAATTTAAGGCTGTTGTTCAAATCCCAACTCTTCTTCAATTCCTGTCTCTTCTTCTCATACTTTGCAATGCGATTTTCCAGTGCAGTGATCTCTTCACGAATGGTATCTGCCTTAAGCAACTCTTTCTGATGCTCATTCTGAATCTGATTCAGTGTTGTGCGCTTCTCTCTTCTGTCCGCATCCAGTTTTTCATTTGCTTTCTGCTGCAATGCGCTCAACTGACCTTTTAACTCAATGATTCCATCAGACAGCTTATCGTAGGAAATCATGCTGTTCTGCGTATCTGTCTGCTGCTTAATGTTCTCTGACAGCTTATCCATTAAAGCTTTCTTTTTCAGTTCCAAATCCGCAAGGTCAATATCCACTCTCTGACGGCTTACCTCGTCAATTCGGCTTGGAATTTCATCCAGTAAATCCTGCAAACCTTTGGTTCCATTTCTTCCCCTTGTGCCGTATAACTGCGTATTGCAACGCTTTTTCAGTTCATCAACCGTTCCATCCTGCAGAACAGTCCTTAATGCTTCAAACTCCGGAAACTGATTGCAAATGTCATCATTACTGTGCTGACCAAACATATCAGCAAGAATGGCTCTCTGATCCGTGCCACCTTTCAGCAGAAGTGTCATGGCATTGATGCAAAGTGAAAACTTATCTTTTCCGCATACACTCTCTTCCAAAAATGCTTCAAAATCTGCTGCCTTTTTGGGAATATCATTCACATAGTAATCCGTGACATTGCCGGTAAACTCGCCTTTCTTATTGAAGTTCTGACGGCATACTTTTTTCAGAACCTTGTTTGTACCGTCAATCTCCACGGTAACTTCTGCGGTAATGTCTCCGTCAATGTCATTGCCGTCCTTGTCATGCGGTCTGATTCCGGTGATCTCTCTGCCGTTCTCGTCACGGCATCCAAAAATATACTGAATTGCTCTTTTGATCGTGGACTTACCGACTTCATTCACACCGGAAACCTCTGTCCGGTCGTATAAATCAGTGTCCATTACGTTAGAACCATAGAACTTGCAGAAATTCTGCAAAAAGATGTGTTTAATCCTCATTTTTCCTATCCTCCCAAAGATATAAATACAGTGAATTAACAAACATATAGATTGAGACCGGCTTGTCTGTCTCATTGATTTTCTTGTATAAATCTGTGCTTGGGTTCATCTTATCAACAACCCACTTGATCGCCCGGTACACGCTTTCCTTGGTTGTGCTGTGTTCCTCTCCGATAATCCGGTAGATTTCAGAAAGTCTTCTGTTCCGGTTCTCAAACATCAGCGTTTCAACCTCGATGATGTACTGGAATCCCGGCAAGTACTGTTTCAGCCCCAGTTCTACCAAGATTTTTCTTATCTTCCTTTCCATTTCCTCACTCCTCCGGCTTTCAGTCTTCTGTTACGTGAATCACGTTGTCTTCTCCGATATACAAGATTCCTGCATCTAACAGTCTTGCAATCAGAATCTCATTCGCACGGACGATGGGGATAATCTGTCGCTTCTGCATAAAAATACTCCTTTCTTAACCATTTTTTCTTCCCGGTATTGCGGTTTACAATTCTGTAATAGAATGCTGTTTCACGGTCAACTTCCCATTCTTTCGGACTGTAAAATATCTTTCCGATGCACCCTTTGACGGTAAACCGCTTTTTGGCACTCATACGGTGTCCTCCGCAAGTTTTCCTTGTCTCCACAATGTTACATCATCAAAGCCTTTAGCTGAAAAAGAAGTAGCGCCATTAGTCCATGTAAATATTCCCCCATTTTTGAATCTTGCAAAATATCTAGGATACCAAGATTCACTGTCAGAATCTCTTACGAATACCTTTGTATCCACCGGCACTTTTGACCAGTCAACAGGTGGTTCAACATATTCCTGCTCTGCCCATTCTTTGAACCTTTCCCTGCATCTGCTTTTATCACTCCATGCGCAATCGGAGCAAAGTATTACATTGCAATCACATAACTTTCCTTCTTTGTCCACAGCTATCTCTATACTATCAAGTGCCATGTCAATAATCTGTTCCGCATATTTCTCTCTGTTCGTCATTTTCCATTCATCCTTTCCAGTTCTGCGCTCCTGGTTAATATCCAGTCTGCGTAATCACTTAATTCTGTCTTTGTAGCTGCGTTCTTCTCTCCGTGGTAAACCATGAGGACAATTCCTACATCACAGTACTTTTCAAATAATTCCGACAAGTAGTCGGCTCCCACATGGATATTGCCGTCCACAGAGTAGATGTCCGTCACTCCCAAACGTTCCATGCGGTCTTTATGCCATCTGTCAGAAATCTGCATCAGACCTTTGCAACCGCCACTTTCCACATCCGGTCTGCCGGAAGATTCTTTCTCGATCATTGCCATGAGCATTTCCGGGCAGATGCCGTATTCCTCACCGTACTTTACACACGATTCCTGCGCTTCCTCGGAGATAAAACTGCCGGATGGCTGTGCTGTGGAAGTAAATGTGATGGAGAGTGCTATTATAATAGGAAGAAACAGTTTTATTGTTGTTCTCATATCACTGCTTTCATTGCATGAGAAACTGCATTACAAATGGTCGTATGCTGTTTCTCTTCATCATTCATGGACTTCTCAATTCTTTTCAGAGTACCGTCAATGCTCTTTAATGTTTTGAGAAGTTCTCTCTCAAATTGGCTTTGCATTTTCTTCCTCCTGCTTCTTAACAGATTCCTCTGCCATCTTCTCTGTCTTGCCGAGAATATATCCCTTGTCGAAATCGGACATATTCGGAATGGCTCTCTTTAACTTCTCAACGATTTTTTTCTCTTTTTCACTCATTCAATTAACTCCCTGTTTGTGATATACTCTCCTTATTCTGATATAAGGAGGTGAATTACATTGGATTCCAAAAAATACGCATCCGCTTACGCCATTGCTAAAATTTGTGGATATACCGGAAGTTTTGATGATTTTAAGAACCTGTACGACCAATACTATTCAGAAATCGTCAATTCTTTGCCGGAAGAAAAACCACAATTAGCAAAAGCCGAAGCAATTAGCAATCCTTTCCAAATCCAGAGCCGTTCCTAAAAGGCGAAATGGCGGTAAGTACTTTGATAGACAAATCAATATTTGTTTCTTCGATTTTCTTATCGCCATCTATAATGCTTTTGTAATCTTCGATAATGTCAAACGCAATGTGCTGTGCCATCTCGTCAATTCCAACAAAACGTGAATCAGCTTTCTGAACTATATTTGCTTTACCGTTTTTGTCTAAAACCACATATCTCTGTTTTTCCATATTTTTACCTCTCTTTCTTGACTTTAAAAGTCCTATGCGCAGTATCGAACTTCATACTCTGAAATAATCTTTGTAAAAATCTCTCGAAGTTTTTTGTCACTTTCGATAACATCAATCTTCCGAGTATTGTTGATTTCTGTTTTTGTTCTTCCGACATCCTGCATTCTCTGTTTCAGATTTCTAAGCCTTGTCCCTAAGTCACATCCGGCTCTGCGCTCCAACTCGGTATACATTTGATTGTTCAAGGTCTGGAAATCAATCTTTGAACTGTACTGAATACGGCTGATTTTCTTTGATATTTCCACTCTCCAGTTATCGAGTATTGGCTTAACAGCTTCCTTTATGTTTTCTGTGGTTTCCACCGCTTTCTGCGCTGTTTCATTTGCAATGGCTATCTTCCGGTCTCTTTCCTTATCTTCCAGTTCTTTATCAGCAATGCTTTGTGCCAACTGTAAAATAAGTTGTGTCTGTGGAGATAATTCATCTGTGACAATCTTCCTTGTTTTGAAATATCCATTCACAAGCTGTCTTTGAACCGTCCATGCCAAATCGTCTGTAAACGATTTAACTAACATCAGATAACCTTGTTCAGTCAGAAGAACAACTTCATTGTTTGGATTTCCACCTTTTGAGTTGGGGACGAAATTCGTACAGAACTCTGAATACGGAATTATGAAATAATCTTCATCCTTTATGAAATGTTCTCTGTTTGCGCTGAAATTTCTTTTTGCAGTTCCGTCCGGTCTCTCATGAACCATATCAACATCTTTTAATGTGACAACTCTCTGACCTCGATATTCTTTTACAGAAATATCTGAATTTTGAATACGCACTAATTCGTTCAATTTTTCTCACCTCGCTTTTCTTGACTTCGTGAGTTTAATATATCACATCGAGAGTTATAATGCAATACTAAATATTGACTTTGAGAGTTTTTTTTGATATATTTATCACATAAGGAGGTGATATATTTTGAAAGACCGCATTAAAAAAATAAGAAAAGAAAGCGGATTAACCCAAGTTGATTTCGGAGAAAGAATCGGTGTAAAAGGAAATACCATTACCAATTATGAAAATGGGCTGAGAACTCCTACTGATGCAGTTATTCTTTCTATTTGCAGAGAGTTTGATGTAAACGAAGAATGGCTCCGAAATGGAACTGGTGAAATGCTTGTTCAGAAATCAAAAGATGAACAAATCTCTGAAATGCTCGGAGAAATTCAAAAGTCCGGTGAAGATACATTTAAGCACCGTCTTGTATCCGCACTGGCCAACTTGGACGAAGATGGATGGAACTCTTTGGAAAAGTTGATTGATTCAATCGCAAAAAAGAACGAATAAGAAAAAGCCAAGGGCAATGCGCAAGTCCTTGGCTCTTTTCCTTTATCTAAGTAATTTTTTAACATAGGCATAAATGCACTCTAACCAATGTAAATTATCGCAAGCATTGATTAGCTTTGTGATTTCCTCTTTGTAATCTTCTTTCCCCATAGTACACCCCCTAATCTTTCCGCACTTGGTAGCGATACCTAAATTATAGAACATATGTTCTTAACAATCAATATATTTGACTCACGTTTTTTATTGTTGTAAAATATCAACAAAAGAGGACGGTGAAAACGCCAATAAACACCGCCCTCGCCAGAACTTGAAGTCCCTTGAAACAAGGGATGTTACAAGTGTATCATGTGAAAGGGGGATAAAAAACATGATGAAAAAAGACCGAATCAAAGAAATTTCGACACATTTATCAGTCAACCGTACTAATTATATGTTAAGTTTTCGTGGAAATCTCCATGAATTTCTAAATGAGCCGGACATGACGGTTTACAAGCTTGCAGATGAAGCTAATTTGCCTTATTCTACGCTTAATTCACTACTATACGGTAATTCTAACGACACAAAGCTATCGACCGCTGTTGCGCTTGCTAGAGCCTTTGGAATCAGCGTAGATGAGTTGGTAGGCTGTGGTACTATGGAAGATAAGATGTTGGAATCTGTCAAGATATGCCGCAGTCTGCCGGAACACTCTCTGTACCTTATCCGCTACTCCATCCGTCACCAAGATAAAATCTATTCCAGTCTTGAAAAATCACACAAGTATATTTCTGTCCTTAAACCGCAACTTGTGAATGGAATTATAGCCACCACAAACGCTGTAGAACCTATTTGCATAGACAAATTACCGGAAGATATAAAATCCAAGACTTATATCGGTTTGAAAATTCCCTGTGACTACTATATGCCGTTTTATCTGCCTGGGGAAATTGTTCTCCTTGCAGCGGATCGGGAACCACAAGACGGTGAACGATGTATTGTAACAAGTAATGGTGGGATACAAATTGCCGTAAAAACCCATATAATAGAATATGGCGTTAGAAAATGGAGATATGTTTCGCTCATGTCTCCGAACAGTATACTTCCGGAACACATAATTGATGACATGATAGGATATGTGGTTGGTTTTGTCAACAATGACGGTGACTGGGGAATCAGATAAATAGATTAAGAGCATGGCTTTTACACCATGCTCTTTTTTGTTGTTATTTCGCAAATATTTTTTTATGACTGCTTCTGTAAATGGCAATTTTACACTGGAAGATATATGCATAAGAATACTGGCACAAAAGTAGGTGTTCCATCCTTGGAATATACCTCGATATTACCATTTTTTTCGTGTAAAAAAGGATTACGTATAAGATAATTACAATATTCATTATTGTTTGTCCAAGATATTTGCCAAAACGAGAAAAAGAATCTATAACCTTCTTTCTCCGGGACTGTATATTGAGCATAATATTCTTCTGGAAATTGAGGATTTTGTCTCCAAATAGAATTTCCGGCAGTCCCACACAAATGAGAATATAATAAATAAAAGTTACCTAACTTGCTATTTACATCACTTAATCCCCCAGTGATAGTACCGTCACCAATAGTCGAAATATCGGTAGTTCCGATAAGGCCTATAAGTGATTTAAGGTTTTTTACAGACAGTTTAATTTTTCCCAAAATAGATGATAACTTTTCTCCTGTCGTTAATTCATCTAAAGTTGTTGCTTCTTCAAACACCGCAGTCAAATTACTACCGTCACCAGTTTTGGTCAAATAGTTTGTCAAATACGTTTTAGGAATTGCATCTATTTTTTTATCAACGCTTGTTTTGTCATAATAATTTGTCAAATCAGAAACTTTTTTTGTAATGTATCCTACATCATTTTCTAATTCGCTAACTTTTGTTGGTATTCCTCCTGTTTGCTGTTTTGCTTGTTCCATATAATACTTTGCATTATCGGTATCTTCTCCTTCTCTTGTTCCGGTTCCACCTACGGCATAAGATTCAGCCAATACAGATTTTGCATTTGCGGATTGCGCATAAGCAGATGCATTTGCGGATTCTACTCTAATATCTGCTAAATAATTAGGCTGAAGCATATCATCTGTTACTGATCCTGTTTTTATCGAAAAAGAATAAGTCTTATTCTTTCCAGTACCAGTCACGGATACAGTTATGGTTGCAGAATCTTCAAATGTCAACACCGGAATCATAGAACCAATATCAGCTGTAAACTGTGTTCCATCTTCTGTAGTCATGGTAATGATTCCGTCATCAGACATGGAAAATTCGACAGGTATTTTTTCAATATTAAGGTCAAAAATTACTTTTTCACCATTGTACTTTGTAATAGTAATAACACCGGTTGTTTCATCCATAGTCCAATCAGCAATATTTCCGTTTATTGCAGACTTGTCTACTTTTAAGGCATCCTGTGATATGATACGGTTGTCCAACGCATCAATAGCAGAATCCATCTGATTAAGATTGTATGCATCTAAATCCGTGTTTTCACTTGGATAATCTTCCCAGTTAATTCTGGTATAAACCTTATTCAACGCCATCTGCAGATACCTCGCTTTCCTCTTTCATAATCTGCATATCTGATAACTGTTTAGTCTCCGAATACACTTCATACAGTACAAGCCTTTTCACCTCGATAGGCAACGGTGTTTGATTTAATACTGTCACAAGGTTGCTTTTTAATTTCTTAATCTCAAAGTTTGCTGCCATATCAATTCTCCCTTACATAGATTTCTTTTCCTTGCTCTTCTGCATATGCATACAGATTTTTGCACAGTTCAGATACCTCATATCCGCTCTGTGCAACCACTGTATCCGACATGTCAATAAGTTGCTTCATAAACTCTTCAAAACCATCGCCATCTTCCGTGCTAAACAATGTGGCATTTATTTCCGTAAACGTGGAAATTCCAATGGTAAAAGCTATATATTGCTGAATTTCTTGCCTTTCTTCCATTACTTCTTTCATTGTTTTTCCAATAATCGTTTGAAGAATAAATATTTTTTTTACCATAATAAATCTCCTACGTCATAAGTGTGACAATTCCAGATGTTGCAGTGAGCAAACCTCCAAGTGATGAAACTCCTGTAATAAAATTAACATTATGTCCAGGATAATCAGCAACATTGGCTGTTTGTGTTACCAAAGATACATCTGATACGGTTCCATTTATATAATTTTTTGTGACACTTAATGTGGCACTTGTCAGTACTGTCTTACTGCCTAATATTTGAGAAGTTGTTGATATGTTTTTTACATATTGTGAATCATATGTTGCTCCATTTCCTACCACTAAAATTCCGCTTACACTTACCATTGAAGCATCAATAGTAAGATATTGTCCCAATCCTTTTATAGATCCTGTGCTTTGCAATAGTTCGTTATAAAATTTAATTTCACCTGATGATACTTCTGTGTAACTTCCGTCTTCCCCTATAGACTTAAAACTACCAGTCATTACTGCGTTTTTAGCTGTTATAGTTCCATCTGCTGATATGCTACAGTTATCTGCTTCCAATACAAAACGGTTTCCAGAAATACTTACCTGTCCACTTTCAACACTTAACTGAGAACTGACATCGCCTTTTGATACTTTCAACTTGATTTGGTCTGCTTGAACTGAGATTGCCGCCGCCAATTCTACTTCTGCATCTATTGCCCTTTTTGCTTCAAGTTCAATCTTCCCGGCTGTCTGTGTAATTTTTGTATCCAGTCCACTTTCAACATCCTTTATCTCAGACCGGGTCTCTTCAACATTACGCTCCAACTCATTAGTCTTGCCGCGGAGTTGAATTATACTTTTGTTAATTCCATTTACCTGTTCACTGTATTTTGGTGCTTTTCCGGTGGCAGATATGGTGTCTATCGGTTGTTGGATTCCTTTGTATGTTCTGCTCAACACATAGCTTTCTATGATTTCTTTAGCCGTATATACATTGACTGCTTCTCCAAGGCTCAAACAAGGATTTCCTATTTTTTCACAGTTATAAGGTCTATATTTTACAACTTTAATAACCTCATACAGATTTCTTGCAACCGTTTCTAGGGCATCTGCACCCATTCCATAAACAAGGAAATTATCTTGCAAAATATAACTGTTGTCGTTCTCGGTAATCTCTGTATCCGGGTAAACTGCACCAATATCATTTTCTGATTGTCTTATCTGCACTTTTGTAACTTTTTGGCAGACAAAATCTTCATATTTAACTGATTTGTATTTTCCACCAGTAACCTTTTCTTTTTCAGAACCTTTTCTAGGGTATAATCCTTTCTGTGGATATAATCCTTTTTGTGGATATAATCCGGATATTATTGCTTTAAGGAAAACATATTCAAATTTTCCATCATGGTTAATGTGACCAAAGCATCCATTTATTGAGCAGATTGCTTCCATGACCGTCTGGCCAGAAAGTTCACTTGGGTTTATGGTTTCTGCCACTTCCATGCTGTCATTAGGTAATGTGGCTGCTACTTGCTCAACACCAAAATATGAAAAAAAACTGTCTCTGAACTGCTTTAAAGTCAGAGGAAACTTCAATCCGTTATACCAGGAAGATACTTCTGATTCTCCAATATCGTATATAACGTCATATGCCGTCACATTCCTGTAACGCTTATCATCTGTTGGTTTATCGGAAATGACACGGTATTTGCCGAAAATAAACGGTGCGTCAACATGTCCATTAATCACAGCAGAAACATTTATCTGTTTCCCAATCATGCTTGTGAACACGTTGGAAATTTTGAATTTTAACTGTGATGCATTGCACTGTCCAAATGTAAGGTAATCATCATCACATAGTATTTCTTTTAATTCAAACTGTTCAAAATGGATTTCGCTGTTGGTGATTTTTACAGACTTGTCCTCTGTTTCAATTGTGATTTCCTTTTTGGATGCGCTTTTATCAAACAAATCCGCATAGGTATAGTTACTCATTCGCTACACCTCCGACAAATGAAAACTCTATCTGATTGTATTTAATCTCTCCGTCATAAGTTCCGTAGATTGTAGGCTTTATATCAGCCATATAGCCATATTGTGTGACATATTGACCTAAAAATGGAATGTATGCCGTGATATTGCACCCCTGTTCCGTTGCATCAATAAAGTTGCTTCGTATCCCGGACAGTAAATCTTGCAAATCGTCATCCGTCAGCATCGCAGGCGTTGAAAAATCAACACTTAATGCTTTTAGCTCCACAGCATTTCTATGTACGTATCCATTTGCATCAGTCCAAGGGTCTACATCTTGCATATTTACAGCTGGCTGATAACTTTCAGCGGCTATAAATCTTGACTGGTCAATAACGTAATCTCCAATTTTTAAAAGCCATCCTTGATATGCTGACATACGCTCACCGCCTTATTGCATAAAAATAGACAGCACCCATTCAGAGTGCTGTCTGTGTTAAAATACATATACATTCTTGTGTTTTTGGTTAAATTGCTCTTGACCGTATTGTCTTGCGGCAATTCCAATTTGATCGGTTGTTATTCCAAACTCTTTTTCAAGGATTCCTTGCAGTAACTGATTATTCTGTTTCAGAAGTGCAATTTCCTGTTGTGCCGTGGAATTGATAGCATCTTTGATTCCAGTGATTTCAACTCCACCGGCAACCGCTGTCTTGCCGCCTACTGTCCCGGCAATCTCCGGAACACCGTTCTCTCCCGCCATGAACATCGTATATCGGCTTGGAACGTAACCACCTTTTTCAAATGTAGGTATTCTTCCAACACTAATGTGTTGTATATTATTCGGAACTGCGTCACCAATTTTAGGTATTAACCTTGCTGCAGACATCAAACCATTAATAAGGTCTATGGCATTGTTTATCATGGTTTCTATTCCACTTATTACAAGGTTCAAAGGAGCTATTGCAACATTAGCTGCTGTTTTAAATGCTGTTCTAAACGCCGTTGGAATGTTTTCAAGCAATTTATTCCATTTTGTTAGTCCAAACTGCTCTGAAATTTTTTTCCACCAACTTGAAAATCCTGTTTGGTTCCACCATGTTGTAAAAGAAGTCCATTTTTCAGAAAGTGATGACTCTATAGTTTGACCCATTCCTTGCCACTTTTCCTTTGTGAACCAAGGAGATACATTTTCATTAAACCAGTTTCCAACAAGTGGTGCTATATTGATAAGTGCAGATGACAGACCAAAAGTATCTGACATATCTACTTTTGTATTTTTTATTTTATCAATTAGCCAATCAATTTTATCTCCAAAATCATCAAGAGTGCTATGTTTTGGAAGCAACATTGTTCCTGTCAAGAATCTATACAAATCATTATCTGTTATATCTTTGTATAAATCATCCCACGCAGTTTTTAATGTGGTAAAATCAGTATTTTTTAATGTATCAAAAAAACCATTTTCACCAAACCACGTAAAATTGTCGTAGTACTCTGCGTCTTCTGGGAACAATGCTTTCCCTAAAGATTTTCCTACATTAAATCCAATCTCCCAAGTAACCGCAGATATTGCAATTGTCGGAACTATTCCTATACTTGATCCTAGTACTTTGGCTGATAACTTGTCCGATATTTTCCCCCATATGATATCTCCAACACCAGTGAATTTCAAAAGCCCTATTGCTGTCAGAATCGTGGTTTCGATCGGTGCAGCATCAAAACTTCCTTTCCATAGGTCGATTGCCGCATCTATGGCAGTTTCTATGAAATTTCCGGCAGACGTAAAGATTGCTGTCCAATCCATTCCGTCCAAGAAACTACCTATGTGTCTTCCTATTTTTTCCCAGTCCACAGAATCTATTGCTCTTGTGAACCAGTCAAAAATACCAGTTACCAGTTTGGAAGTATCCATTCCGGCAACCTTAAACCATGCATCAGAATCAAACTTAAATGCATACGCCAGATCTTCTATAATATCTTTTACTGGCTTAAACACCTTGCTTACTTTGTCAGCCCAACCCATAGCTGTATTCTGCATCTTGTCAAATGCTTCCTGCCATACTTTTTCGTATTCAGCAGTAGCATCCATGATTTCTTTGGTAAGGTCAATTCCTGCTCCACCAGCACCACTTCCGGAACCACTGGATTTTGGCATTGAAATAACTTTCAATTTATCAAATGCTCTGATTCCGCTTTGAGCATTTTTTGCACTTGTACCAACTTTATCAAGTGCATCTGCCGTGTCTTCCAAATCTTCATTGTACCCGGATACACCTTGACCGAATGACGAAAAGTCAATCTTGATTCCCAGCAAATTTGCCACACTGACAAGCAATCTCTTAATTGCAATAACTACACCGTTAATGACAGGAAGTACTTTCTGTAATACCGGAATAAACAACTGTCCCAGTACCATGCCGGCTTCTTTTACATTGTTGGTAAACTGACGGATCATATTACTTGGAGAATTGATTGTATTCGCCAAGTCTCCCCATGATACTTTGGACTGGTCTAATATTGCCAGTAGACGCAACTGTTGTTTTTCTGCTTGTGACATTTCAGATACAGCCTTTTCAATGCCGTATTTGTAAGCATAAGTCTGCAGTGTGGCATTTGTGATATCAATACCATACTTATACAGTGCTCTTGACTGACCGATCAAACCGGACTGTAAGTTTGTTGCGACTGTACTGAAATCCACGTTAAACAGAGATGAAATGTCCCCGGCAAGCATTGTCATGGACTTTGAAATTGCCGTAGTGACTTCTCCGGTCTGCCCTAAAGAGTTGGTAATAGATGCAAGCTGTGAAGCGTACTGCGTAATCTCCTGTAAATTCAGTCCCAGGTTTTTCATTCCGCTTTCAGAAATCAGTCCACTATCCACATCTACTTTCAGACCGGACATTTTACCAAGCAGTTCATTTACACGGTTTCCGAAACTCTGTGCATAATCCTCTGCGTTGTCGTAACCGAATTTTTCAAAATCCTTGCCCCATTCCTTGCCGACTTTATTGAATGCTACCGTGTAGTAGTTGAATGCTTCGATATAGTCCGTGGTTCCCTCTATGGACTTCCACAGACTTTTGATTCCACGAATCACAAGGAAATAGGTTGCGTAGAATCTGCCGAAAGCCGCTGCGAGACTGAATGTGCTTTTCGTGGCTCTTCTTGCGCTTACCGTATAGGTGTTCAGATTACGACCTAAAGAGTTTGCGGCTCTGCCGGATGCCGCACCAGTAGATGCCAGTCCTGCCAGTGCATTTGTCATGCGGATAATGTTCTCACTGACATTCGGAGCGGTTGAAAGAGTTGTAAATAACTGCTTCAAATTCTTTGCCAGTAAAGGAATGTTCGTGATTGCTCTGCCGGATGCAACGCCTCCGAGTCTTGAAATCGAAGATGCTATGCTCGCAATATCCCCTACTCCATCTACTTTAGTTCCCGCCATGTCAGCAGAAAAGGTCTTCAATGCAGATGAAATTCTGCTTAATCCGCTTGTATCTATTTTTCCCATTCTGTTAATGGAATTTGTCAATGTGGATATGTTCTTAATACCGCTCGCATTCATGGAACTGGCGGCATTTGCGATACTCTGTATGCTATTAGAAATGCTTGTCAGTTTGGATGTATCAATGGACAAGCTTTTCTGAAAATTCGTAAGACTATTTGCCAACTTATCCAGTGCGTTACTTACGTTATTCGCATCCACTTTTATTTTAATCTGCAAAGAATCAATATCTGCCATACCGCACCGCCTTTACCGCAATAAAAAAGGAAGTGTCTCCCACTTCCAAGAAAAGAGCGGTAAGCTGTGACACCTACCGCTCCTAAAATTACTTTTTGAGATATGCCCTTGTAACCGCACCGACTTTTCCATCTACAGTGATTCCAACACTCTTTTGGAATGCTTTTACTGCATCAGAAGTGGTTTTTCCAAAATATCCGTCAATGTTCGTCTTACCTTTCGCATTTACAGACGGCATAAAGCCTTTCCTTACAAGTTCGTACTGCACCCACTTGACATCATTTCCCTTCATCATTGCCAGACGCTTGTAATAAAGAAGTCTTTCCGGCTCTGTATAAGGGTTTCTATAGCTTGTAGAATCCTCATATACGGCATCTAACTCCTTGTACCATACATTCATGTCTACATTGCCTACAATGCCGCCTACACGACCTTTAGAAGTATACTGCCAGCCTACCATGTTCGGTACTTGCGGTTGATACTTCACATTACACTTGCCGTTATTCTTGCCGTACCGTGCGATCCACATGGGATAACTCACACCGCCATAAGGCTTAATGTATGTCTTGTAAAAACTTTCCCCAGTGTACACACCGAACTGCAATCCTGCATCAGTAATAACCTTGCCGTAAGCATTGATAATGGAAATAATATTTTTGCCAAGACCTTTCATAACGGCATCTTCAACATCAAGATATACTGTCACTTTTCTGCCATTAAGAATAGTAAGCACTCTTCTTGCATCAGATCGTGATTTTGCAACCGTTGTAATATATCCGTATTCATATACTCCGTGCACATGGACATTGTGCTCTTTACAACCTTTCCAGTTCTCTTCAAACTTCTTGTCCGGGTTCAAATCCTTACGGATGACTTTCAAAATAGCAAAATCAATACCGTTCTGTTTTACCGCCCACCAGTTAATCGTCCCCTGGTATGAGGACACATCAATTCCTGTTAAACTCATGCTTATTTCTCCTTTTTTGGGTGTGATAATTCAAAATTAGCCTGCATTGCCATAAGTCCTGCGAGGAACGCTTTTCTTTGCTTCTGAATTTCTTTTTCATTATTAGCAATGTCCGCACGTTCCATAATAGGCTTGTCAATATACTTCGATTGTGCTTTTCTACCGTTTAGGCAATGGTCTATTGCAAATATTAATGCAGATATTCCATAATCTCCACACCGTTGCCATGAATTCCTATCTTCTTCCTCTTTTTTGAGTTTATATCCTTTGTAACACCACTCTAATTTTTTAGGATTCAGATGTTTGAACTCTTCTATCGAAATTCCCATGGAAAAAGCAAATGGAAAATATTCTTCCCATATTATTTTGTGCCAGTCGATTTCTTCTTGTGATCCTGTGGCATCTTCGTTACCTTGCTGTCCTCTTTCTCCATCTCTTCCTTGGTCTGCGTCATCATTTCCGTCAGACCCGACAGTTCGAAAAAACCGTCTTCTTCCATACAATCTGTCAGTTCTCCATACAGCTTCACAAAAGAAAGGCCGTTTGCTTTCATGTATTCTTTCATTAAAGCATTGGATTCATCCGGTGTAATACCTTCATGGTTTTCGATAAGACCAGCATAAAAAGCCGTTTTGCATACATGAGGAAATTCTGCAAGCATATATCCGCTACCATCTACAATTTCTTCTGGCGTGGGATTCTGTACATTTTTTGCCTTTTTAGCTACATAGCCACCGGAAAGCATAAGAAACATCTTTTGAATCAAATCCTTGCACTCCACAGCACCGAATCCAAACTCTAAAGTATATTCAACATCATTAACTAAAATCTTCTTCATAAAAACATATCCTTTCCCCAACATTTGTTGGAAAGGAGCCGCCCGAAGACGGCTCTCTTTTTGCTAAATCAATGTTTCGTCTACCGCTTCATCAAAGTCAGCCACGGCAGTGTTATTTGTTTCTGACTGACTTTCTATTCCCCCGTTGTCAGTGCAACAGTAGAATCCAAACCTTTGTATTCCTCAATGGTAAGGTTCATTTCAATCGTCAGAAGTTCATTCTGTCCGATCTCTGGCTGTGGAATCTGCTCAGGTGGCTGTGCCACAACGAAGAAAGATTTCTCTTCTCCGGGAATTACAGTTTCAAACCACATTCTATTTCCACCAGTAAGAGCTTTATAGGCTGTGATAAGTGCAGTCCATTCAGCAACAGTCTCTGATGTAAAGTTGACTGTGACTGCAAAAGAACCGCCAGTATCTGCACGACCTTTTACATATCTGGTGATTGCATCTTCTAACGCAGAAGCATCAATCTGTTCCGGTTCAATGTTGATGCCGCCAATGGCATTAATTCTTGTAAGTTGCTTAAAACTTGTAGGTTTTGTTCCGGCGGTTGTCTCTGTACCATATCCGAAAGTAATACCTAAAGTAGAAATTCCGGCTGCTGCCATAATTTATACCTCCTTAAATTTGCATAAAAAAATAGAGCCATATGGCTCTAATAGTTACAATGTATCATCAGCACCTACTGTTCTTCTGAACCGTGCAGTGCTTCTGTATGTGTCCTGCGAAGTATTATTGAACTCCGGCATGGAAGTTATTTGAAATCGCAGACGTTTGAAAAGTCCAGCAACCGTAGCCATGATAGCTTCGGCTTCTTCTTGACTTTTGTTGGTTATCACATCCACTTGGTACGATGCTGTGATTCCATTAACAGACCGTCCTTCAAGGTCTTGTCCTGTCTCTGTGAACGGCATAGCATGAAAGTACACCGTAGGGAATGTAGGGTCTGACAAATCCTTACTTTTGTCCGTCACATAAGCTTTATGATGGCTCTGCGGTATCTTCATTTTTAAGTACGATGCAATCTTGACTTTGAAATCTGATACCCACTGATATTCATTATTTTCCATTTGATGACATCCTTAATTCTCGAAGATCTCCTTGAAACAGAATCACATTAGGATCATTATACCCTCTGTAAATTCTAGCCATAATGGATTTTGGGTTTATCCCTAGCAGTTCTCCCCACTCTGTTGCGCATCTTGTTTCTCCATTTTTTGTAATCAAAACATTACTTGTCTTGTTTCTTGCTTGTTCTTTCATGGTTATAAAGGTACAGTTTTCAGGGCAATAATTTTTATGGACATCTATTCTTTCAATAGATAGTTTTGGATTCCATCCATTTTCCAAACACCAGTCAGCAAAAGAATGAAAATCATTCTTCCATTTTTCGCATATGCAAATACCTTTTTCTCCGTATGAATAATATCTTTCAGATTTAGGGTCATAGCATCTTTTTCGCATATTGCTCCAAACTCCGTATAGCTTTTCATAATCTTTTGAAGACATTCCATATGAATTTTTATTTAAACATCCGCAGGATTTTGCTTTTTTAAGTTGATCGGTTCTTACATATTTTGTTTTCCCACAATCGCACTTTACTTTTACATATTTCCTGTTTTTTTCGTATTTTTCTTCTCCAATGATTACTACTTTTCCAAAACGCTGACCGATATAATAGTTCATAAATCTCTCCTTTTTTCTATAAAAAGAAAAAAGCAGGACTTATTGCTGTCTCACGACATGAGCCTACTTCTCATTAAAAATATTTTCTGCTTCTGTTTTTACAACACTTAGCAATTCCATAGATGTGTTATACATAAATGGTCTGCTGTCCATACCTTCGCACCAATAAACTTTCCCGTCTTTGCCTTTGTAAAACCATCCATATTGACCGGATTTTAATTGCATGATGTGTGAACCACTGCCGTAATTCCATTGAACACCTTCCGGCAAAGGATATGGATATTCTTTCTTTCCACCCATGCTACCAAGAGTACCAAACTCAACGAAAAGCGCATGGTCTGTACCTGCGACAACCGCCCAAACACCGCCACCTTTTACAGAACCAACATACTCTGCATGAATGCTCCGTAAAAGTTCTTGATTAAATATAGCATCAAGGTCAGCAATCTGCACTCTAGCAATCTCTACGCCCTTTTCTGCCAGTGTTTCAGCCAGTAGCCTGCATTTATACTCTAAGTTATTTTCATAGTCTCTAAGAGCCTTTACAGCCGCTTGTATGGACTTTGGGTCAAACAGGTTAATGTTGATTGTCTTTCCCATATCACTTCACCGTCTTTTGCAGTAAAAATAAATCTGCTGTCAGCCCTTCATCTGCAACGCCTTTGACAACATAGTCCGCAGTCTTGCTGTCCACAAGTCCGTCATCGTCATGACCTACTTCCGACTTCTTCCAGATAACATCCCCTGCCTTAATCGGCAAATAGCCTTTGTCGGTCACAATCTGACAATACGAACTGGAATCATCAATACCAAATTCCTTTACCAGTACTTCCGACAGCTTATTGCTGATGTTGGCAGAAAAAAGGACGGGTTCTAAAAATTCCGTAATCGTTCCTTTGATTGACGGAATTTTTTCACCTGCCACTTCATCGTAAATAATGTTACCGTTTTTGTCACGGTTATAAATCGTGACTTTTTCTCCCTGCCGTGAGTACTTCATGTCCTGCTTGTTAATGTCAAGCATCTTTCTTCACCTGCTTGTAAATCTGATTTACACCAGTGCTTGCCAAGCCGGAAACAATTCCTACCGCAATCGCATTCAGTACATCATTTGCCGGGAAATCCGGAATAACATACATTCCTACTACTCCGAGAATGCCACCGACAATGCCGACAACAACCGGGATGTAGTTATCCTTAATAACCGGAATCAGCTTCGCTCCAATACCGGCAAGATAACAGATAACCACGATTGCAACACAAGTTCCTACCTGTGAAAAATCCATCATTCCTTACCTCCGTTCTCTTTAATGTTAAGTCTTTCCTCAATTCCATCAAGTCTATGATGCGCAGATGCCGTACTGGCTTCAACCTTTGTCAGCTTCTGTTCATGCTCTGCAAGCTCTTTCTTCATCTCTGAACGCTCGCTTTTCATTTCATTGATAGTATCAAGGATGGTGTCCAGTTTCATGTTGATGCGTGTGTTTTCTTTCACACGTTCCTCAATATCCTTTGTGTCTGTTCTTTTGCTGTTTTTCAGACCAATGTAGACGGAAAAACCGAGTGATAACACGCTTATAATGATTGCTGTAGATAACTCTATAGTCACATCATATACCGCCTTCCTAGTTTGTTGGCACACCGCCCACCACCCTTAAAGTGTGCCGCCTGCAACCTTATTACTGGAATCAGTAACATGGTCACGCACAATCTTCTAAACCCCTCGATTTCGATGGGGTTATAAAACTTTTGCAAATGGAAAAACACCCACAAACAGTTCTTCCCGGTCTCTCCATGTTCTCGACACACCATTTTCTGAATAGCTTGCCATGAAGTTTTCACCGGCTTGCGATCTGTCATACACGACAAGATTAACCACAACGGACTGAAATTTTTTCATATCCGCAGCAATCTTCTCTTCCGTGTAACTTTCCGGGTACATTCTCTTTGCTCTGATGTCTGCTTCTGCTTGACTGATAAGTTGTTCCAAAAGAGGATTTTCTTCCAAATGGTCAAACACGACCTCGGAGCTTTCAGAATCAATATGAAATTGTTTCAGACGGATTTTTACTTGCTCCAAAGTCGTATATTCTGCCATGTGCTACCTCTTAAAGTTCAAACTTTTCAATCAGAATCTTTTTCAGTTCCGCACCGCTGATTTCTTCCGCACCTGAGACACCGTGTTCTGCGGCTAACTTCTGCAAGTCTGCCGTAGACATACGGTTGATTTCCGTCTTAGTATATGCGGTTTCCTCCGGGATTTCTTCTTTTACTTCGGTGACGGTTTCCTCCGGGATTTCTTCTCCCGGAAGATACCATTTGCCTTTGTATTTGACTTTGTAATCAAATTTCATCAGCATACCTCCGATTAGTAGCACTTAATTACATAGGTGCTATCCATTCTCTCGTAGGAAGGAAGTACGATTTCAGACACGGTTGTCTTAGTCTGTACAGGGTCTTCAGAAACAGAAACCGCAACAGCAACACCAGTGTTCACAATAGAAACATCTGCGGTAGGCTTGCCCATCAAAGTGCGCTCTTCAGGAGTAGTTCCGTACCAAGTATTTCCAAGTGAACCGGAAGGAATCAATGTCGCATATCCATCAGGATAAAACTTGGTTGCTACACCAGATTCGTTCTTATACTGCTTAGAGTAAACAATGATATTGATACCAAGTTCGTTAGAGAAAATTTCCTTAACTCTTGCATCAGTCATCAGAACGTTAGCTGTAACATTCTGTGCTAAGATTGCGGACTTGATCTTTGCGTTCTGCTTAAGATAGTTCATGGTCTTACGAGAGACAATCATAATGGTAGGTCTCTCGCCTGTAACAGCTTCCACAGAATCAAGAGCAACATTTACATCGTCCAGTGGATCGGAGTTTTCAGTATCGTTCCACTTGTCTGTGGTCTCGGACAATGCCGCATAGTTGTTCTGCTTGTAAGTGCCGTTAGGGTCGTAGTTGTAAGCATAAGTAACACCATCAGCCTGAATGGAAATCTTAGGAGAACCATCTTCTGTAGGTGCTAACAGCTGCATAATCATACGTTCAGGAACTACATCAGCACCTTCCACAAGAGTATTTGCATCATCAAAAATTCTGCTTAATACTTCTGCTGCGTAAGGGTCTGTGCTGTCCTTAATACGCATGATTTCCTGTTCGTCCTGTTCTTTGATAATCATAGATTCACGGAAGAATGCCATTTCTGTCTCTTGCATCTTGAATCCTTCACGGCTTCTGATAGTGGAAACTGCATCAAAATTAGATGCTTTCAGGGTAACAGGAAGTCCATTAGAAGTCTTAATCCACTTCAAATCCAGTCCCATTTTCTTCTTGGCGGGGAATAAGCCGGAACCAAGATATGCAATTTTATTACTTGCAACTTCTGTATGCACAAGTGCGATTGCTTTCGCATTGTAGGCATCTCTAATGTTCATTATTTCCTCACTTTCTACCGCTATCTTTCAGCGGTCAGCGGCTACCTCTGTCTGTAGTCGGTTTCAGTTATTCAAATACAATCAGTGATAATCCTGTCTTTACACCATCGGCAATGGTAATACCTGCATTTGCGTTAGCATTTGCTTCATTTACACAGGCAAAAGCCTTAATGATAGTTCCGTTGGGGTTGCTATCGTAAACATCGTTAAGCAAAATACCTACTGCTGCATCATCGGTGCTTCCGCCATTTACTTTCTTTCCTGTCGCACTAATAGGATTACCAGCCTTGCACACACCATTAGTGAAAGCACTTGCATCCAGTTTAATAGGAACAAATAATTCACCGCCCAGCTTTCTATTAAGAATTTCTAACTGGGTAGTTACACTTGTTTCAGAGAATTTCATTTTGTGTACCTCCTTATAAGTACTGGCTAACTACAGCTTCGGCTTCTTTGTTTGTTCCAGCTAAAGTCTTGCCAATCTTTTCAGCCGCTTTTTCGGCTTCTGTTTTTTTGTCATCTTTTCCACCGCCAGCAATTCCACCTCCAGGATTAGTAGATCCGTTTGCAATCTCCTGCTCCTTGGCTTGTGCCGCAGCAGTCTCTTTATCAGAGATAATTTTTCCGAGAACATCAAAATCAAAACTGCCGTCATCCTTTACAACCTGTGCCGCCTGTTCTGATGTGATTTTGAATTTGTCAGCCGCACTTGTACGCTGAGTTGCTAAAGTCTGTGCTTTTTCCAACTCTGCGATACGATTATTTGCTTCCTCTAACTGCTTCGCTGCCTTTTCCTGTTCGGAAAGATTTTGGTCTTTCATGGCATTAAACTCTTTTTCAATGCCCTGTAACCGTTCCAGTTCAGCATTGTTTTTGGTTGCCTTGGCATTTGCTGTCTGAACATCTTTGCCGTTTTCGGCAATAACCTTTTCAATCTGTTCATCAGTTAATCCCATTGCCGCTAAATCTTCTCTCTTCATAAATTACCTCCGTTATGTCCTACGTTTTTTTACGGTGCAACGACACCGAGTGACGTTGCCGATTTGTACGCTCACGGCTTTGCGAATTTTTATAAAATAAAAACAGCTACCTATTTCTAGGCAACTGTCTTATTTTGCATTTGTTTTACAATTTCCTGTGCTTTTGCCATCTGCTCTTCCATGTTGATAATGTCAGCAGTTTTCCACAGAGCATCAAGGTAAGGTTTGGAAAGGTTGAAAGTCTTTTCACAATCTCCCCAAAGTCCAACTGTTTTGATTGCAATAAGCGGATGAATACCACACTGCAGAAGTTGCAGTAATGTCTGCGACTTGGTATACATATTATCTTGTGGACTGTGGTTGATCTGCACATCAAAATCTCTAAGAGTGATTTTCAGATCCTCTTTCTTAATGCGGATAACATTCAGCGCAACCTTGGCCAGTCTCTTCTCTGCTGTCTTAACAACCGGATCCTTAAGCCTTGCTCTTGATTTTGAGAAATCCCATCCATTTCTCAGCTCAACCGCACCCTGCGTATCACCGCCAGTGTTTCCTTGCTTGTTCGGTATTCCCAAAATTGAAAGTGCGCTGTCTGTTAAATCATCCTTGGAAACCTGTGTCTGCGTTTGGTCAAGTTCCTGAGACATGACATCCACATCAGACTTATTGTCTTTATTGATGGACTTTACAACCAACGCATGGTTCATCTTCATTTTTTTGAACTCTTCTTCGTCAATCTCACAGTTTACAAATTTGTACCACGCCTGGATGAACTGCTCTATGCCGTCCATTCTGTTTGACTGCGTATTATTGATTGCATCCAACAGATCTATAACAAGTTCAATATCAGACAACCGCTCATGGTTGTTCGGAAATTCTACAATCGGAATACCACCAAATCCATGAAGTTTCCATGTATCAGGAACAACCGCACTGTTTTTTATCTTACATTCATGGGATTCCGTGTAGCAGAGTTTGTACCACTCGCCATTTTCATCTTTTAATTCCTGTACCGCCAAAATCGGTTCTTCGGAACTGCGGTTGTAAATGACAAACGTGTTCAGAGGTTTAGGTGCAACCACACGGATAGGCACATCTCCATTCACAATCTGAATAGCTTTGAATGATGTTCCGGTTGCCGACTGCCACTCACCAGCTTTTATGTCTTTCTCATGCTTATTTGCATCTGCTAAGTAATCATTCAGTTCATCTACTGCCTTATTTACAGCTTCATCATCTTTTCTGCTGACAAACTGAATAGGCTCTCCGTAAGTCTGACCGACCTTGAACTGTACCCACTCATAAGCATGATTCTCAACGATTTTGTTCGTTATATCCTCATTTGACAGCTTTGTTCTGTACAGTACCGGCTGATCTCCTTTGTAGTACTCCCACAAGTACTTTATAACTGACTTATTGTAATTAAAAACACCGATGCAATCACCAATAACCTTTACAATGTTGTCTTCGGTTATCTGCTCTACATCCGTATATGCAATTTTTCTACCATGACAACCTTTGACAAGGTCTTGAAATTTCATAGTGTTCATATTTCCACCTACATAAATGTCATTCCGCTACTCTGGTATCTTTTTGGAAGTTTCTTGATCTCACGTTCTCCGGTCTCCGTATGGTAAACAACCATTTTATTGCAATTCCGGCACTTATATGTCTTGTCGATGTGTGATTTTGAACTGCATTCACCGACCAACCTTCCGCATCCCGGACAGTACACTCTAATTTTTTGATTAAAAATCATAAATACCTCTTTTCTGCGCACAAAAATACCGCCCACATAACGTAGACGGTATTCCCGGCTGTTTGCCTTTTAGGAGGATTAGAAAGCATCTTAAATATTTTTGTCAGTTTAACATTACCATTTTTTATATATGACATTCAATGACATCATTCATTCAAATATCCTTCTCCGTATTTCTTTTCAAACTGTTTCAATGCAGTTCCGTGAAGTCTGACAACCTGTCTCCATGAATATTTCATTTCTGTTGCGATCACTTCAAAAGTTTTCTTTTCTATGTACCTTGCGAACAGAATATTGTATGTGTTTTCATCTTCCATGCTGTCTATCTGCTGTATGATTTTCTCTTTTTTATCGACAAGTTCGTCCACCATGCCATCTATTTTCCGTTCCATTTCATCAATTTTGGCATATTTTGTTCCTATTTTGTCAAAATTCGGTGTAGTCTGTACCCTTTCACCGCTTTGCGTAGCAGATATGCTTACCGCCATATCTTTGAGTTGTGCGATTTCCGTGAGTTTATTATTTATCATCCGATTAAGGCGGCTTATCTGCCCTAAATATTCTTTGGTTGTCATATCAATACCTCCGTCCGAAAGAGAATGGGTTTTGAATTGCTTCTACTTTTGCTACCCTGTTTCCGTTTGTAATTCGCAATGCAAAGTTTGAAAATACATCAGGCACATCATCTAACTGTTTTTTTCCTGAAACAGAATACCTTTTCAGTAACGACATCATTACACCGTATGGTTCGTTAGGCTTATACAATGATGGATCTTTGAATATTACGTGTTGTAAAATCCAGTTAGAGCACTGGAAAATTCTTGCTTCTTTGTTTGTCTCTGTCGGTGTGTCTGTGATGTTGCATATCCATCCTTTACTCTCTACACGCTTATTTACTTCCATCGCCACACGGTCACCGCCGGCATTACGCTCAAATTCGCACTCTTGCACTTTATTATTAACAAGTACATTTGCCGCATTTTCATACTGCATCTCATAATCCGCAGTATTGTCACAAACAGCATCCACGCAGTAATAATCTTCTCCATACTTTTGCAATACCGGAAGAACAAAAAAGTCGGTTCCTTTTCCCTTGGTATCGCATTGCCCGGTAATAATTTCCGGTTCCCCATGTGGTAGATTAAGATAACGTCTGATTTTTTCTTCCGGAAATAACAATCCCTCACGTTCAATAGGCTCTTGCTTGTAAAGACACCTATAAGAGATTTCATCCATGAGTAATTGTTGATCTTCAAAAAAAGCAACCGTAAATCCGGAAAATTCGTAGTCAAAATTGCTTAATCCTGTTTTTGGGTCAATATCCGGAACTGCAATTACTTTTACTCTCGGATTCCCTTCATACATATTTTGGATCCGACCGATTACATCATTTACGCTCCACCTGGTAGCAATATGGATCTCTTTGCAATTCTTTCCGTCAGTATCTTGTGTCTTTCTTTGTCTTGCATCTACCGCATACTTGTCCCACAGTTTATCCAAAATTATAGGATTCATAGCTTCTTCGATGCCACCGATCATGTCATCTACGAACAAAAACTTTGATGCACGTACCTTACCAGCATTTTTACTTCCTACGGATGTGCACTGAACGGATGGAAATGGTTTATATTTGCCGATGTTAAACTGCTCCATTTTTGCGTTAGTACTGGTAACAGAAAGATTTGGGAAAATTTCATTCCAAGTGTACTCTTCAGAATTTGTGCAAATATCGTACACACCGTCATAGTACATACGTGTAATATCTCCACTGTGAGAGTAAAAAAGGTTGAAATCTCTCGGAAACCATCCGGCAACCAATGCATTTAGCATTTTCTCGACCGTGGTTTTTCCAGCACCAGGGATAAGAGATACGCAGAGGATGTCGTATATATCATCAATCATGCCTTGAATGGCATCCATGAGACCGATTTTAAGAAATTGCTTTCTACGTGGCATATAGAACCGCTCTCTAGGTTCTCTTTTCTTTTCCAAGTATCGGTAGGCACTGTCCACAACCTTATTTTGTGCTTCTAGTAGAAGAACATCGTAAAATTTATCTGTCAAAGAATAGTGCGTCTTGTTTGCAAAGGAATACTTTTCCAAATCCCATATGGTTCCTCCGGTTTTTTCCATGCAGAAACGCTCTACAATGCCTTTAGAACGGTTTGTTATCTGTAAGCCATAAGTTATATCCTTTTCACCGTTTATAGCCACTCTACAGGCTTCTATGTACGCATCAATGACCTGTTCATCAATTCCCTTGCGCTGTATGTAATTGTCATAGCTGTTTACTGCCGATATAAGGCTCTGACTTGCCAATATAAAAGAGCCTCCTTTCCTTACATTTTGGAAATTTGGCTCTCTGCGTAGGCACTCTACGACTGGTGCTCTAAATATTCAGTTTACTTCCAATCAAAATACGACCGTTTCCCACATACAGGGCACTTGATATTGTAACTGCCAAGACCATCATGCATTACACCCATTATGTCAGTTGCATCGCATTCTTTTTTCTCGAACTCAAATATCGAACCGCATTTATCGCAGGTTAATCTTTTGGTCGGCGCTACTAATTTGTGTCGTTTTATAATTTTCATCCCCGATTCACCCCTATTTTATTGATTTTCCCACACTTTGGACATTTGATTTCAGCCTGTCCGTTGAATTTACCTAACAGTCGGTTGCATTTGCTACAACGATGTTCGGACAGTTTTACATAAAAACATTTTTTCAAATCTCCCTCGTCTTCCTTTGTATCTGCCACGACAATCGGGTCTTCTCCCAGTGTTGTACATTCAATTTTTACATTTTCAATATTCCCGATGTTTTTAGGTGTGACCTGCCGCCACGCATCACGCTCTATGCTATCAATTACTGCTGTCATGCTCATTCTTCCACCAACTTTCTGCTCACACCTCGTATCCTGCCTTGCGGCACTGCTCCTTTATGGATTCCGGTAACTCAATCCCATTTTCTTTTACGTATCGAACCATTTCCGCTAATTTCTCATTGCTGATTTTTTCTATGATTTCAGAATCTTTCAGTCCTGCTTCTCGCAATTTTAATATATCGTTCCATTTTGAACCATTTATCTTACAACAGTAGTCACGACTATATAAAACGTGACTATGTTTATCAAACATATTTGTGCAGTCAAAAGCAGTACCAGATAATCTTGAACAAAAATGGGCGTTTTGACAACAATCACATTCCGTATCTTTTTCAACGTACTTCCTCGGTTTATATTTCTTAAAATCTTTGCATTCAAAATCTAAATCTGTATCATTACCTTTTGTACACTCATAAATGGGATATTCGTCCCCTGTTTCTTCGTCAAAAGAATAATCGACAGAACAGTATTTGCAAGCAGAGCAGTCTCTAAACATCCTCATATCCTCCGCAACCCATGCAGACGGAATCGAACCGCCGACACACATCCTATGCGGATGCTGTTCTACCACTGAAACTATACATGGGAATCGCACCGTAAAACCTTTTATGGCTTGCGCTTGCCATAACCAAATGTGCACCGCCTACTTGTCACTGACTATCCACAATCTCACAGTCTTGTCTGTTCTCTACTTCATAGGCTTGGTTTTCGCTAAACATATGTGGCTTACGTTTTAGCTAGGGAATAGTTGCCGTGGGAGTTGAACCCACCCGACGCAAACAAGGTACGACTACTTTTGAATCTGCAAATTCTACTCGCAGAAGTGTTTTTCGTTGACCGATAATGAGCAACTACTATCCATACATCTCCCATCGACCTGAACTATTGCAGTAGTGCCAGACTAAGTGGAGATAAAGATAAAGTTGGTATGATGGGGCTCGAACCCACAGCCTATGCCTTATAAGGACACTGCTCTTTCCATTTGCGCTACATCCCAATGTGCGTTTCCATAAGCTGTATGCCTACATTTAAGGCGCTGACACAGCGCAACACTTATGGCTATTTTTATTTTCGCAGGACATCCGCCAGTTACCTGCTAGTTGGGAGCTACCCAACCACCTACGCCAATTTTATGTCCGCAATGGCTGTGCGGGATTTTAATGTCTTTACTGACAACCCACGGATTAAAACATACAACGGTATTCCTCGAAGAGTGGACTATCATAAACCACTCAACCCTCACGAGCCTTGTGACGGCTCTTAACAGCATTCCGCTATGAGGGGAAAGGAGTGTCTCCAATGGAAAAGTATGGAAGACAATTCGCAGATGGCAAAGACCGAAAAAAGAAAACATCTGCGAAACAGGACTACCAGGATTCGAACCTGGGAATGCAGCAGTCAAAGTGCTGTGCCTTACCGCTTGGCGATAGCCCTAAACTCCGGGAGAGAGACCATCTGCTCCCGGATTATTTTTTTCGTGAAACACCCTATATTGCTTTATCTAAAAAATTTTTACGCCTGTGTACGGTACTTTGAAAAACTTAGTGTTTTCGAACGCATTATTCCATTTTTCGTTTCTCACACACAGGCTGCATACACTCTTGATGCCTTGATTTCTCTGCCACATATCCGATGCCAACACAACACCAGATATTCGGTAATAACAATGACTTTATGAATTTAACCCATTCAACAATGTGATATGGGATAATTCGCATAATCTCCGGTAACCACATAAGCTACATCCACATGAAAGTTATTCCAAAGGCAAGGAACATTGCAGTTGCAAAGAAGAATACTCCGTCTGATGCCGTTTTCTGCTTTGGAGCATATAATGCACTTGCTATTGCGAAAAAAGCCATTACTGCAGTTGTCACAATTTTCAAAATTATGAATAAAATCATGTTAACTCTACCTCCCACACAAAGTAATTTGCAATCATAAATATCAGTCCGAACGCAATGCACAGCACTCTTGAAATCGTATCTGCACTAGAATCCCGTGCAATCTGAAAACAACTTCCACAAATAGTAAGTAATGCTGTTGAAGAACATACTTTTAAGAATTTCCTGATTATCTTTTTCATTTTTTCTTCGTCCTTCCTTCAATTTCATCGATCATTGCCATTACCAGTGCTTTGGCAAACTGGCTATTGTTATGCATTTTAATCAGCAGATTGCCTTGCCGGATAAGATACGACCAGTCATCATCTGTTTTCGGATTAGCGCACTCTTTATGAATTTTCCAAACCTCTGTGTAGATCTCTTTAATCTCCGGTGGCAATTCACATTTCTCCTTAACTGGCAAATCTTCTTTAGGCTCTTTATCAAGTCTGCTCTTTTGGTGCTTCATCTGACAGCTAACCATTTCTGTAACGTTCTCACGGTCTCTCTTGATTCCGTGACCTTGCAGAAACAACTCACATTGCAGGACTTCACCGCATTTTGAACATTCGTCTTTTATCTCTTTCCCAAATATCTGCATACACTTAATCTCTACCAGTGACTACTGCTCTTAAAAATACTCCGATGATGAACAGGATATATACCCATGCAGGAGCATGCAATTGAACCAGTATCCATGCTAAAACTATGTAAATGAAAATCATGTGCTGTACCTCCTAAAAGGCTTTTTTATTTTTGAGAATTTTTTAAAAATCATCCACATTCTCTGTAAAACTTTTCTTCCCGTCCGTCATCATAAATAACTCTTGCAATCGGTTCTGCAGAATGATCCACTTTCTGGCACTTTGGAATACTAAGCATATCTACTCGGTTCTTTATAACCTTGATGTGATTGTCTCTCAGGTATTCTTTGTAGTACCACTTGTCAGATAGCTTGTTTCCACCGGAAATGTTTAGTTTTTGCTCACATTCTTTCTTGCCTATCTTTCCAGTTTTGTACTCCTCTAAAATTTCTAAATAGTTTGATACCGGCAACATTTTAGGTCTTCCTGTTTTCTCCGCTCTTTTTATGACCCTTATGTTTAATGATCCATGTGCAATTTGATGGCAAACATGGCAAAGAGGTACAATGTTCCCTATATTGTTTGTTCCTCCCAATGCCAAAGGAACTACATGGTGATACTCTACATCCAAATTACTTCCACAGTTACAGCAAACTGTTCCAAGCTTATCTTTAAGTTCGTCCTTAAATGACGGTCTGTTAAATTGCAATTTGTTTTGTGTGTAAGATAACTCCATGTTAGTATCACCTCCTGTCGAAGCCTTTTTATTTTTTGGGTAGTTTACTGTACTTAGTAGGGCGGGTTTCCGAATTTCTATAAAACCCCCTCCCCCATCATCACCAACATATTTCAACTATGCGCAAAATTCGTGCTTCGCGCAGTCTTTATTGACACGTCCTTAACTATCCCATATTTCCGCACGTTTCCGCTGTTGTTGCTAATCATTCGCATCTGCTGTATTATCTCCATACGCTCCGGAATCGGTCAACATTGATGTATTTTGTCCAAAATTTGTGTCTAATCGTGGAAGTTGGTCTGCTGTCCTGGTTATCTTGTGTACAATCTCTTGTTGTGTGGTCTGTTTCCTTCCGTGGTCGTTGTTTAATCGTTCCGTTGCTCCTAGAGCATTCCGCAGGTTAAAAGCAACAAGTTGATCGCAATCTGCATCATCTAACCAATTTACAAAAGCTTTTCTGACCTCGTCCATGCTCGATGTACTTGATTTAGTTCGCCATGCACTTAAAGCCTGTTTAGATATCCCTGTTAATATCTTAAATGTATCAGCTGTAGCAGTCATATCATAAGCATTAGCTAACTCCCTAAGATATAAATAAACCTCATACAACAGATCTATGTTGTACGCATTGTAGTTAGTTAGCATTTGGTTGATACTATTATCCACTACGTTTTGGGGTATATCTTTTAATACATTACTAGGTCTTATATAATTGTTATATATATATTGCATGGCACCATTAAAAACCGGTTGCCGTTGTGATCTCATGTCATCGATGCCATAAGCTGCACAATAATCGTCAAAGTATTTCCGGATATTTTTTTTAATCTCGTCAATGTTTGGAATCTCTCTGACGTCCTGCACCGCTCTACACCTCCTGAAATCTGCAATAAAAAAATCACAAGCATCACTCAATAAACCTATGTCTTTTGATCTCCTCCACAGATCAGGTAAAAACATAAATCTAAAAAAGTGACAAGCTAGTGACTTCTTGTCGTTTCCGGTCTGTCGGCTCCGGTGGTCTTGGTTACAATCTGGGCGGCTGCGTATCCAAAGGGGGTTGGATTTACACCGCTGTCACTCGCACCGTGTTAACGTCGGCTCCCTAACTGCTTTTATCATACCACAAGACCTATTTATAAATCCACAACAACCTTTTACGCATTTGACAATTTGTTATGGTGGTATGTCTGCCGTTGATCCTGAGCATATAAAAATCATGCGATTAAAAAATATCATCCGTGTAAATTTGGCAAATAGGATTTTTTGACAGACAGACAGGTGATTTTTGTAGATGTGTACATGGTGGGAGCCGACCAGCTCTAGTATTTATATATACTTGGTATATCATTGTCTTTCTGCGCTTATTTATTTTTATTTTATTTAACCTTTATTTTATCTAATCTCCTTTTATTTAATCTGCGTCTACAAAATGTCTACAATTTGTCTACAAAATTTAGCACGTTAAAATATCGCAGTGAAAATAGATCAAGAAAAGCAGGCTGTTAAACCTGCTTATAGATTACGATATTTTGATTTTAATATATTTATAAAATCATCTGTTAATAATCCGGTTTCTTTTGCCTTCTGCGCTTCCTCCCTTGCTGATTTTGCGACATTTATATTTGACGTGGTCACAATCTTGATTTGCCTATGATTAACAGATACGCAAGCAATCCATTTGCTTTTTACCGTGTCCCAATTAACGCCAGGGATGCCGCTGTTTTTATGTATTCCGGTTGCTTGCTTTTTATCGTTGTATAATTTTTTTGATTTTTTGACTTTTACTTGATTATTTTTATTCCAATCTAAAGATTGTTGATTATCAATTATTTTTAAATGTTTTTTAGCACATTGATGGCAAAATCTTTGCAAACCGCCACATTTGATTATATTACATCCGCAGGACTCGCATTGTATAATAGATCCAAGTGGAGTTATGGATCCGTTCTTTGTGCGATCTTTATATCTTTTGCTTTGCTCTTTTTTTCGTTCCTGCCTGCATTCCGGGCAGTAAAACGCCCTTGGGCCACCTAAAAAGCTGGTTCCGCACGTTCTGCAGATTCTTGGTAGTATATTATCTTTCATCTTTTTACTCCAATGCAAAAAAGCGGAGCTTTTCGGCTCCGCTGAATATTTAATAGCACGGGTTTTCTTTTGCCAGCTCCCAAACCTCGTTGAATTTTTGCTCGTGTCGTTTTACATACTCATTAAAAAATTCTTGGTCTGTACAAGGTGCTAATGCTCCATGTATTTGCTCTCTTAAATCGTCATCCATAAAAGATACCGCCAAATCATAATCAATGTTTACTCCATACTCATTTACTACTGTTTTTCTCATGCTCTCCACCTTTTAACCTTTCATTTTTAACAATATGTACTGTATCTTTTCCGCCTGTCCTGTAATCGGTTCCAACGCTCGTCCTCTAATTGTTTCTTTTTCTGTACCAAAACTCTGTGATATTCCGGATCCCGTGACCGCAGACAGCACGCCCTGATAAATATTTTTTGCAGCAACGTTTTGTCTGCGAATTTCTGCCGATCCGCTATCAGTTTCGCCGCATCTGTGTAGCTTTCCACCTCTGGGATAACTTTGGCTTTTAACTCTTCCCACGCTTGCCGCTCGAATTTGTCTTTTATCTGCGGTTCATACCACGGAAAAAACGCTCTACAAGTCGATACGATCCGGGCGGCTTTCTTTGCTGCAATCTGCTCCGGTGTTCCTTTCATTTCGTTTGCTCCTTTTCTCTTTGTATTCGTTCCATACCTTGTTTATAAATTTCTTCCGCTTCTTTCCTCTTGCGTTCTACCCATTCAACATTGCTTTCGTCTGGCCGCTGTCCGGGTAAGCCTGCCCATTTCGGAGGATGTTTTATAACTGGTTTAACTTCTCCGTGCTCTCTAGCGGCTCTTTCTGCCGCTGTTTTGGCTTGTAAAGCGTGTAGCCGTTCATTTGCCTGCATGAGTGCGATTTTCTCGTCTATGGGGCTTCTAGAGCCTGTCACGGGCATTTCTTTCGGTTGCTCTGTCACTGTCTGCGGTTGTACTGGTTGCAATGCTGCGATCACGGCACCTATAACAAACTGGTTGACACTTACACCGTTCTTTTCTGCCTGCGCTTTGATCTGCGGTTCTAGTTCTTTTGGAAAACGCACTTTGTAATCAAATGTTTCCATTGCTGTTTCTCCTTTCCTCATGTGATGTCATGATGTCATAGCTTCATGATGTCATGATGTCATTTTGATGATATCACTTTTATGATGTCATGATGTCATTTGCTATGATGTCATTATATTATATTAAACTATGCTTGTCAATATATTATTGAACTATTCTTTCATTTTTTCTAATTCTTTTGTAACGCAAGATAACACAAATTCAGAAACACTCATATTCCGCAAAGTTGCAGCCGCTTTTAGCTTTTCTTTTGTTCCTTTTGGTGACATCACTGTAATTCTGTCGTAGTTGTCTTTCTGATATTGTGCTATGTATGATAGTTCTTTTCCTCTTTCCCGGAATGCCATTTTTAACACCTCTCTTTCTTTTTATAGAATAGTATCATATTAAACTATGCTTGTCAATTAGTTTTAATGTTTGCATTATATAGGTAAAAACAACTTTCAGAAATTTTTTAAAATTATTAAACTATGCTATTGACTATGTTATTAAACTATGCTATAGTTATCTCAACAAATAAATAAAGCCGGTGACACCTACCAAGCGAACACCGGCACCCAAAAAGAAAGGCACCCATATTATAACACGGGTGAAAAGGTAAATCAATATGTATAACTATTTAGAAGCAATGAAAGAAGATATCAAAGAGTACATCAACAACGAGATTAATTTAGAAGATTTTGCAGACCGTGACGAGCTGGAAAGCTACTTAAATGATGAGCTTTTTACAGAAGACAGCGTAACCGGAAACGCAAGCGGATCTTACACTTTTAGCAGAGCACAGGCGCAGGAATATGTTAAAGATAACATTGATATTTTAAAAGATGCTTGCGAAGAGTTCGGAACAGATGCCGCAACGGTTGGAGAATGGTTTTTATCTGAGGACTGGGAAAAAATGGACGTAACAATTAGATGTTATCTGTTAGGGCAGGCAATCGCCGAAGTTTTGGACGATATGGGGGAAGAATAAGAGCATGGAGAATTTTATATTACTAATTTTTGCAATGCTCGCCGGGTATGTGCTCCGGTACTATAGAGAGTTAAGCAAGTAAGACAGGCTTACACCGGGGATCGTGTCCCCGGCTTGCTCTTACCCGGAAACGGGAAAAATTGAAAATATGGAGGTATTACGCCATGAGCGAAAACGAACGCAGAAAAGAAGAACTAATAAGACGACTGGACAACCTCGAATCCTGCAAAGATAACCCGGTATACCTTGCAGAGATAAAGGAAATACGCAAAGAGCTTGCAGATATAAACTGCGAACAATAGCCGCCGCAGAGGATGCCCGCCGGATCACTACCGGCGGCGGTTTTATGGGTGGAATTTACCCAAAAATTAAAAATAGGAGGTTGCCAGGATGAAAGAAAATAACATTGAAAGACTTTACAAGCTGTTAGAGCGTGCGGAGCGAGAGAAAGACACGGAGACAGCCGCCGCCCTGCGGTGGGCAATTTTTGAACTTGAAAACGGATAAAAGACGGTCGCAAGCCGTCTTTTTGTCGTGTTCCGTTGGATCTTCTGCCGGCTGGCGGTCTATTTGTGTTACTCTTACACCGGATCCGGTCAGATCCTGCGCCCGGATATATTGACGGCTTGCGCTGTATTGGTGTACAATCAAATATTACAAGGGGATTATACAAAATGCGAAAATTGGGAATCGGTCATGTATATGATATCATGGAGAGCGTAGCGGATGCCGGGGAACGGTTGGAAACCGTTATAAGGGTGGAGAGTGCCGCCGGTGGTCTGTCTCCGGAATCTGCGGAGCTGTTGCGGTCTGCTTATGATTCCATGCTTTCGGCAGTCGGAGACCTTGCGAAAGCTGCGACACGGTGACCGGGTGACAAGTCCAGGACTAGCACCGCAGAAGTGCGCAGATGTTACACACCTTGAACCGGTCTGAAAAAATCTGCGAAAAAACTCTGAAAACGGATTTTTCAGCTTAAAAAGTGCTACCCCGGGGGGATTGAAAATTTTTAGCACGAAAATTGTAGAAAAATTTTTCTTTCAAAAACCTCTGAAAACGAGATTTTCGGTTGAAAATGCAGACCTACGGGGGTATCAAAAGAAACACATTAAAATTTTTTCAATACTTCACATCTATTTATCGACAGAATACCACAAATGTGTTAAAATTTTATAAAATCAAAAATGAAAGGGGTAATTACTCTATGAAACAAAGTCCTTTAGGAATCACTTCAATGGTGCTTGGTATTATAAGCATCCTCACAGCTTGCATAGCTTTTGGTATTGTGCCTGGTATTATCGGCTTGATACTCGCTATTATTGCTCTGTGTCAAAAAGACAGAAAGCACGGAACAGCTATCGCAGGTCTTGTGTGCTCTGTTATCGGAATTGTAATTTTTGCCATTGTGGTATTGTTTGTAAATGGTGTATCCGATAGCAACAAGGAATCTACTGGAAAACAGACATCGGTTTCTGCAACAACGGAAAGTTCTGCCGCAGTATCAGAAATCACACCGGAATCTAAAGTTGAAGAAGCGGAAGTACCGAGTGGTACTGTTATTTCTCCCGGTTACACATTCGATGCGGACGGCTTGCAAGTCACAATCAATGACTTTGACCTTGACTTCACTGATTATGAGGATGAATACGGTTGGAACGCTCCTGCTGATGGAACAAAATACATTATGATTGATGTTTCTTATCAGAACAACAGCAAAGATGATAAGTATGTAAGCATCTACGATTTCCAGTGCTACGCAGACAATACAGATTGTGAGCAGAATTACAGTGTTGTTGATAGTTCTTCGTTAAATGCTAATCTTTCAAGCGGAAGAAATACCTCTTACAAGATTGCATTTGTAGTTCCGCAGGATGCGCAAAGTATTGAACTGGAATACGAAACAAGTTTATGGACGGGTAACAAAGAAGTTATCAAATTACAATAGAATATAGGATTATAAGGGCATCCGCAAGGGTGCTCTTATTTTTTATGTTGCGAACCCATGTTCTGCATGATATAATATGTGTCAGTTAGGAAGTCTTGCATCACGTCCGGTGAGTGAAAGCTGATTAGACAGCCTAGATTGCAACCAAGACCCGGAATAAAGACAGACCAAAAAGAGATTGGAAGTTCGCTACTCCAACAGTAACAGGGGTAGTGGGCTTATTTTTATGATCTTCTACTCTCTCATATAAGACTACGGGAGGTAATGAAAATGAATGAACTGGAAGTATTTAAGAATGAAGACTTTGGAGAAGTGAGAACTGTTTTGGTTGATGGTGAACCTATGTTTTGTCTGGCTGATGTATGCAGAATATTGGATATTTCCAACAGCAGGAATGTAAAGGAACGTCTTAATCAGAAGGGTGTATGCAGTATGGACACCCTTACAAATGGTGGTATGCAGGAAATGACTTTCATAAGCGAAAGCAATTTGTATAAAACAATTTTCCAAAGTAGAAAGCCGGAAGCCGAAAAATTCTCTGAATGGGTAACTGATGAAGTTCTACCATCCATTCGCAAAACCGGAACATATTCTGTGGAGCAGTCTACACCGAATGTACCTATTACCTATCGTGATGCTGTGGCACAACTTTTGGAAAGCCTTGACCGGGAAGAGGAATTGAAAGCACAGCTTGATACTTCCAAGGACTGGTACTCTATTAAACGTGTAGCGGCTCTGAATGGTGTGTCATGGAAACGTTTTGACTGGCGAAAGCTGAAAGCTACCGGAATTACAATGGGATATGAAGTAAAAAAGATATTCGATGCAAATTATGGCGAAGTGAACACTTATCACAAGTCCGTATGGGAAAAGGCATATCCGCAGTATGAATTGTAGAAAAATCAAGAGAGTGACACCACTCTCTTATTTTTTGAAAAAGTGCTTGACCAATTTATGTCACACGTATATAATAAAGGTGTGACAAGAAAGGAAGTGAAAAATATGTCACCAGTAGGTAGACCAAAGGCTGAAAAGCCAAAGGCTAACCGCTTTAGCATAAGGTTGGATGATGAAACAGAACAGAAATTAGAGAAATATTGTGAAGAACATCAGATAACCAAAGGCGAAGCAATAAGGCAAGGTATACACTTGCTGTTAGCAAAAAAATAGAGTAGTTGCTATCCCATCAAAGACTATCAACTACTCTCCCACTCCCAAAGAAGTGATAATTTATTTTAACATCTTCTCTTGGGAAAATCAATCAAAAGGAGAAGAAAATCATGGAAAAATTTTTAGAAATCGTATTTGAAAGTCAGATTATCAACACAGCGGAAAAAGGAGATAAATCATCAGAATATTTTAAGCCGTTCTTTGATAAGCTGCAGCAAATCGTGAGTGAAAAGGTCTTTGAAGAACTCATGGATTCTTTTTCAGAATGTGAAGTGAATACTATTAACTACTATGCAGTAGAGGGAATGAAGCTGGCAATCGGTATTATGAACGGTTCTTACGTTCCACAGATTTAGGAGGTAACATATGACGGAACTTGTAAACGTTGAGGGAACAGAGTTAAGTATTAGAGAATACAATGGTCAGATGGTTGTTACTTTTGACGATATTGACCTTGTGCATAAAAGACCAAGTGGCACAGCGAGAAAAGCGTTTAACAGAAACAAAAGGCACTTTATAAATGGCGTTGATTATATTGTTTTGGAAAAAGAAAGTTCTAATGTCCACCGGGTGGACATTAGAAATATTGATATTCCAAACAGAGGTATTACTGTATTCACCGAGAGTGGATACCTTATGCTCGTAAAGCCATTTAAGGATGATTTATCATGGAATGTTCAACGTACACTTGTAAATGCTTATTTTGCGGTAAAGAATCAGCAACAAACCACAGCAATCGAGGAAAAGCCGACATTAGAGTTTGAAACAGACTGGTTCTGCATCAACCGTGGAAAAATCAATTACATCTGCCGTTGCTACGACATTACATCAAAGGAATACATGCACCACTTACTTGAAGTTTTGGGAAGAACGTATAATTTTGATGAAGCAAAGAGAATTTACAGCGCAACGACCGGAAACTGGAAATGCAGAAATTCCGAAGTAATCACATACTTCCCACAGCTTTCAGACCTTGCATCTAAAATTATTCAGAAAGACTTAGAGGACTGTGCAAAAGAAGAGACCCCATAACAGGGGTCTTTTCTATGCCATTATTTCCATGTATCCGCTTATCAGTTCATCAGCAAGCGAAAACACTTCTCTTCCGTAGGTAGCCAAAAAATCAGCAACAATCTCTTCTGTCTGAATATCCATAGTCAGATTGTAGGATAAACAGAACGCATGGCACAATTCATGGCACAGCACACGGTCATAGAAATTACCATGAATCATATTTGATATGTAAATGTCTCTTGTGTTCCTATCAGTCATGCCAAAAGTATATGTACCATCAGAACGCATCAGCATAGGGCTGTGACTTCCTACAAGCCTTAAATTCCAGTCTATTCCATTTATCGTGAACAACTAACCACCTCCAACATAAAAGGGGCTAAATAAGCCCCTTAAGTGTTTTAACCGATTTTTGTTACCAGCGCAGACAGCTTGTTCCGCAGTACCGTCTTTTCTTCCGGTGTTGCATCGTTGATGATCTCCGTCATGTCGTTTGCAAGTTCGGTCATGTAGGTGTTCAGGTCACGGACTTTTGCTTCTTTGTCCTGTTGTGTATTCGCCTTATGCAGTTCCTTATTTTCCATGTAGGTTCTGCGGCTCATGCCACTTCTTCCCTCTCTTGCATCACGCATACCGGATGAAGAAGTTTCAGTGTAGTACATACGCCCCATGTCTCTGTCCATGTCACGGTGATACATTTCCGGGGTCATATGGTAATAGGGCGGCTCTTCATAACCTCTGCGGTAGGTTCCACGACCTTTAGGTGCAAATCTGCCGTCAGCATAGCGGTAATGGTCATAAAAACGTTTACCACCGTCACCGTAACGATCAAACATTTCCATGACTTCGTCCGGGTCATAGTCCTGCATGGTTTTTGTCAGTTCCCGGTAATACATGGCTTCTGACAAATCTTTCATCATATCAACTACTTTTCCCATTTCGCAAGTGTCTACATGGTCGATGCCCTTGTCAAACTGCGTTTTAGCGCATTCAGAAAGTTTTTCAATCATTTCATGCATTCTCTTAACATCCAATTTATTTACCTCCATATTCTGATATAACTTGTTCTATATCTTTTTTGTTTACCAATATTTCTTTTAATAAAATTTTATAATCGATCTTTTTATCTCTTGATATTAGTCTCAAATCTACTTCTTTCCCGTTGTAATACGTTTTGCAAAATCCACTTAAATTCATAGCAATTTCAAAAGGAAGCTCTAAGTTGCAAACCCTATGGTACATAATTCCATATTTCAAATTGTGGATTTCACATAACTCACTTAATGTTTTTCGCTCTCCATTGTAATCAATGTAAATGTTTCTTCTTGTATTGTTACATTGCTCTTTTTGTGTAATCCAACGGCAATTTGATGGTTCATAGTTTCCGTTAAAATCTATTCTATCTATGGACAATCCATTTTTATAACCATTCTTTACAGACCAGTTATAAAAATTTTGAAATCCATTTTCACCTTTCCATTCCGAACAGACCTTAATGCCTCTGCCACCATACCACATATATGCCGTTTCTTTTTCGTTTTCGCATCTTTTTCTCATAGAGCACCAAATTTTAAATAATTTAGTACCGCTCATCTTGTGTGTAGTTAATTCTTCTACATGGTGCTTTCTGTTTTCTTCATTAAGGCATCCGCAACTCTTGGTGTATCCACCTTTGATTTTTGAGCTTTCAACAATTGTTTCTTTTCCACAAGAACACTTACATTTCCAATATGTCTTTTTGGAGTTCGCCTTATATACTCTTTCAACAACTGTCAGGCGGTTAAATATTTTTCCTGTCAAATCATCAAAATTATATGGTGTATTTCCTTTCTTAAAAGCCATTTCCCAATCTCCTTTATACGTATATACCATTTTACGTATATTATATCAATTTTATAACTTTACGTCAATACGTATTTATGGTAGAATACACTTAAAAAGGAGGTTTTAAAATGTCAAAAATCAAATTCACAACAACAATGGAAAGCGAATTACTGAAAAAGATTAAAATTCAAGCAATCAAAGAACACCTTCCTGTATCAGCAATACTGGAAAGACTTATTAAAGAATACTTGTCAAGCCTGCCTAATAACGATTAAATTAGAGTTCTGAACCTCTACTGCCTGACTTGATGTATTCATTACCGAAACTGTTGAACAACAGCATCTTGGAACGTCAATATATGCTTGTGAACTAACATTCTGTAAATTCTCTGCAGCTGCCGGAGTTACAATCATTCTTGTGGACTGCAAAGGTTCTCCGTCTACTGCCAGTGCAAGGGAAATTTCCTCAACAGTTCCACCAGTGGGAATCTGAATGTTGCCGGAATAACTTACAAGGAATCTTGCACGACACTGATTAGTGATACCTCTTAACTTCACAATTCCGGATCCCTCTCTATGATTGATACAGTTACTTCCATTTACGGCAGTTTCGGTAAAAGCAACGTCTGCTCCTGCTGCCACAGTCTGTAATGCTACTGCTGTATATTCAGCCATAATAAAACCTCTCTTTCAAAATCAAAGGGGCAAACCATATAGTCTGCCCCATGTTGTCAGTAATTCTGCATAGCAGACATAACCTTAAGGTTAAGTTACTCGATATGCAGTTTTAGCATCCGCAACCAGTGTTGCAACCACATCCGCATCCGTAATATACATTAGGGTTGGGAACCTGGTATGCCGGGATGGGCGCAGGATTCACAGCGTTAATGATCTGCTGTGTCTGTGCGCTCATGGCAGTAGTCAGAAGAGCATTCTGACGATCCTGGGAAGCGGCTCTTCGCAGATCGTTGTTCTCTGCCTGCAGAGTTGCAATCTTATCCTGGCATAAGTAGTCAAGGATTGCTCTTGTACCGGCATTCTGGCTGTCGATAATGTCACGAGTGTTGTTATTCATGGTGTTCTGCAATGCGCAAGTATTCGTTGCCATATTGTAGTTTACACCCTGGATAGCTTCACGGGTATCGCAGCAACATTGTGCTAACTGTGCCTGTAAAGCGTTAGCATTCTGCATTCCTGCTACGGTGTCTGCATTGATAGCCTGTTGGATGCCATAGCCGGTCTGTAAAATATTGGTATTTACGCCATTAAATCCGGTAAGCATACCATTGTTTACAGCGTAGAATCCGTCACACAGACCGTTGTTGATTCCGTCCAGTTTACCGATGATAGACTGGGTGTCGAACCCTCTTTGCAATGCAGAATCGGTGTAGTAACTGGAATTAGAGCCATTACCGCCCCATCCATTACCGCCCCAACCTCCAAAAATCGCAAAAATTACGACTATGAACCAGAGCCATCCACCGTCACCAAATGCACCATTATTTCCGTAGCCATTTCCGGCAGCCGGAATAACAGGCATGGTAAAAGGGCTGTTGTTTGTTTCAAACATATTAGATTACCTCCATAATTTTATTCATAAAGAGGTCTCCCGGGTTTTGTGCACAAACCTCTAATATGCTGTTAAAAAGGAAACTGACTTTTTATCTGTCTTATTACATCATCAGGATTTATACCTTTCGTTTTGCAGATGTTTCTCGCAAGATTTTCTACTCCTTGAAAATCACCTTTTTGAGCCATCCCATAAGCGTTTTTTACCATGTCGTTAGACATGATCTGGCTGTTCCCCATCATATTTTGTATAAACTGTTGTGGATTTACCATTGACTTAAGCATCTGCATCATCCTTTCTTTGCGATTGTGGAGTTTTTTTCTGCGTTTGCGAAGATTTCAACTGCTCAATTTTTTGTTCCAGTTCATCGAAACGCTTCATAAATACCGCTGTGGCTTCGTCTGATAGGACAAATTTCGCCTTTTCTGTGTCTGACGGTAAATTGTTAGGGTCTGCATCTAAAACAGGCTTATAGAGCCTTGTATAGATTTTTCCATCTGCTCCCCAGGATTTAGCATAGATCTCCGACAGGTCCTGTTTAGGGAAGAATGCTGTGTTGCCATCCATAGGAACTTCATTCGGCGCTATGCATTCTTGCGCCGGTACAATACGACCGTACATCTGTACTGAGTTTTGCTGTGGCTGCTGCATAAACTGCTGTGGTTGGAATTGTTCCTGTTGTGGCATAAACTGTCCGTACATAGGTGTTCTATACTGCGGATTGAAATAGTTCGGATTCATAATCGGCTGCGCCATGGCTGTTCTCCCTTTCTTCCATTGATTCTATCTGTTTCGCAATTTCAACTTCATCAAGTGTCTGATATGTCGGCTTGTTCATAAGTCCCAACGGACTGAAATTCATAAGCATTACCCGTTTCTCCTAAAACTTCCTCGATCACATGAACCATGATTGATTGATACTTAATCGGCACTTCCCTTGTACGTTCTTTGCTGAAGATGTGTTCCAGTGTTTCATCAGAAAATTTGAATTTTCCCAT